GCGGAACGCCGAAAGCTTTTCGACCAGCCGGTCGATGCCTTTCGCGCGCTGCTTTTCGATCAGCTTCACCAGACCCTCGCCGATCTCTTTTCCGAGAATGCGGACCGGCTTGCGCGCCTTCAGCATTTTGTAGCCGAGGGCGATCAGGGGCTTGGTATTGCGGCAGACGACAAGGTCAGCCGGGGCGAGCATGTCCAGCGACCAGTCCGCCATAGTGTCAACCGTGCCTTCCGGGGCCGTGGACGCGGGCAGGATGTGGCCGACCCACTGGCGCGCGTAGTTCACCACGGATTGCGCACAGCGATAGGACACGCTCAGGGGGAGCGTGGACGCGTTGAATTCCGAGGCGATCATGCCGAGGCTTTCCGAGTCCGCGCCGCGAAAGCCATAGATCGCTTGCGCAGGATCGCCGACCGCCACAAGGCGCGAGTCGTCGCGCATGATCTTGCGAAGGATCGCGCGCTGAATCGGGTTCGTATCTTGCGCCTCGTCCACGAAAACCCAGTCGAATTTCGGGAGCGTCACGCCTTCCTTGACGCACAGATAAAGCATGTCGTCGAAGTCGATCATTTTGGACGCGTTCGAGATGCGCAGGAACTTGCGCGACCATTCGATTGCCGTCGCAAAATCCGCCGCGTCGCTTTCCAGCTCCATATCGTGATGATCCGCCAGCGCGACCCATTCCGACTCGGTATCTTCCACAAGGCAACCGATGCCGACGCCTTTGGCAAGGCCGACCAGCTTGCGCACGAATTTCGCGTACAGGCGCGCGTCACGATCTTCCCAGTGACCAGCGTCCGAATCGGTCAGCCGATACATCTTGTCCGTCGTCGCGTCGCGCACGCCGCGCAGGCTCAGGGCCGGATTGAAAACCAGCGAGTGAAACGTGCGAGCGTTCACGCCGCGCGATTTCAGCTCCGTCGCGATTGACTTGTTGAAGGCGAGAAAGATCACGCGCGCGTCGCCGCAACGCTTTGTCGCCTCGACGATGGTCGTCGTTTTGCCGGACCCGGCGACGGCTTCCACGATCAAGTTCCCGGCTGTCGGGTTCTCGACGTGTGCGAAAATCGCCTGCTGATATTCGGACCACTGTGTCATAACGGAAGCTCCTGAAACTCTCTGACGGTTGCGTTGCGATTGTCATGCCACGCCGGGCGGTCCGGATCAACCGGAAAATTATTACCGTGAAACGTCGCGCGCGGTAAGGATAATGGCGGGTGGTCGATCGTTAAGGATAATGGCCGGGCGGCGGATCGGGCGGACGCGGGGGCTTCAGCGGGTTACCCCTCCACCATTATCCGCGCCCGTTCTCCCGCCGTCATCCTTTCGCCCTTGCATGACGCTAGCCGGGCGTCGGGCTTCTCTTCGCGGCGATCACTTTCCGCTAGGCGTTTGCATCGCCACGTCTCTATAAAATCCTTCGGCTCTTTCGTCGCCGTTTCCTTGTGAACCAGAAAAACCCGGACCAGAAACTTCGGCCCTTGCGTCCATCGGTCAGCCAGCTTCCCATTGCAATCCTTACGCCAGTTAGAGAACGCGCCCGGTGCGGTTTAGGTCGCCGGGCGCGACCGTCTGATGGCTACCGCTGCCAAAATTTGAACCGTGCTGAATTGATCCGTTCCTAACCACGCTCAAGCCGCAGGGGCGAGCATGACGGGAGGGCAGACTTTTCGGACTCGCGTCCTAATCCAGCTTTGCAGTCTGTTACCAGTTCGAGCCCGCGCCGTTCACGCGCGGTTAGAGTTCCCTCCCTTGAGCAACTTAATACACAAGTCCGAGTCGTTTTTGCAGATACTTCGCGACCGCCTTGCGGACGCGTGCAATGTCCGCGCCCTTGCGGTAGGCGACGAAACTGATCTGCGTATCTGTCCAGCCGCCGGATCGCAGCGCGTTCATGATCAGCGTGCCGTGCATGTATCCCTCGCGGATGTGTTCGAGCAAGTGGCCGGTGTCGCCGTCGTGCGTGGTCATGCCTTCGCCCCGGAACGGGCCTTGCTGCGGAAGCGTCTCACGTTGCGCCATGCAGATGAAACAGTCGCCCAGTTCCGGCTTGGGAAGCTCGACGCCGTCCGGGAGCGTCGCCTTAACGAAGTCGCGAATCTGCTTCTTGAGCAACTTGGCCGCGACGCCGTCGCGCTGCGCTTGCGCGCGTGCGTCAGGATCATCCCAAGCGTCCGGGAGGATCATGCCATCGGTGAAAGGAATCGCGTCCACGTGCTCCGGACGCTTGCCGACGAACCACTGGCCTTTGTTCGAGTAGATGTAGAAAGCGCCGAGGCCGAACGCGCCGAGGGAGATGTTGAGTCTGTCCTTAGTCGTGACGCTTTTCCAGCCGCCGGTGTCCAGCTTGACCCGTCCGTCCGGGAGCTGCACAGCGATGTCCGTTGTGTGCAGGCGGATGACGTTCTCGCCGTCGGCGCGCGTGTAGCGGAAAGTATTGTTCGCGATCTTGCGGGGCTTCCCGGCGATGTCCGGGACGCGCCTGAAACTGTCAGCCATAGAAATTCGCATCGGTGTCTCTCTGGTTTGTGTGGCGGGCCTTATGCCCGCCACGTCTAACAATGCAAGCGCCGTGCCGTCAGTCCGCCCGCGTTTGGGAGAACGCGCCGACCACGCCGTTGGCCGTCAGGTGCTCGACGAACGCCAGCGCGCCGATCTCTTTGATGTCCATCGATTGCCCGCGATACTGGCCGGGGCCGTGAAAATACCAGTCGCTCGCCGTGTGGACGCCTTTCTTGACGTATCCAGCCCGGTCGCCCATGTCGCGCCCGGCTGTCAGTGCCTTGGCGATCCGCAGGGCCTTCATCAGTTCGGGGTTCTGCTTGGCAGGGATGATGACCCAAGCAAAGCCGCAATACATCGGCTCGATTGCGTGCTCGCCGCCGCAGGCGTTCGCCGCTCTCGCCCATGCTTCATCGCCGCGCGCCTTCACTTCGGCGCGGTAGGCGGTGATAGCCTTGTCCATCGCAGCGGTTGCCGCCGCGTGTGCGTTGTTGATCAGTTCCACATAGTTGCGCATCGGTGTCTCTCTTTGTTGCAGTAGGGAAGCCATGGGGGATGTATTGCATCCCCCATGCCACGTGTCTACAGAAAAAAGCCTTCGCTGATCTCGACCGTCACGCCGGTCCGTTCAAGGATCGCCGCCGCAAGGTTTTCGCAGTGCTTGCGCGCCTTCTCTTTCCCTTTGGCGTCGCCGTTCTTGTACTGAAAATACTGCTCGCGTCCGAACGCCTCCCTGATCTTCGCGTATGCGTCCTTGCGCTCTTGCGAGCGGAGGGGGTACGTGCCGATGGAAAGGTGACAGGTGAAATGCGACATTGAATGATCGCCGCCGAAAAACGTCTTAGTCATAGTTCTCTCCGTGTCCATTACGGGACGGTCGTGCCGCCCCATAACGAACAATGCAAGCCCCATGCCACGTGCCCGAGGCCCGTGTCCTTAACCTTACCACCGATTGCCCGTTAGCCTTACCACCGATTGCCCGTTAATGATTAACGGCGTTAACCATAAATCCATTCTTTCGGTCGTCGCTCCGCGAACGGGGTCATCGAATGCACGATGGCCGTGTTGCTGGCGCGCGGTTCGATCATGACACAATGACCGCCGCGAATTGTCAGCCCGCCGCCCTTCTCATAGTTGCGCGAGACTTCCAGATAATCCTCGAACGATGGCCCGAAACGGAATCGGATCGTCGCGTGTTCGAGAATGGGCCGCGCAGGATCGTCGCCATAGCCGACGATTGTGTTCCGCGTCAATTCATCCGCGACGCCAAGCTGCTCGTCCAGACGGTCGCGCAGGCTCTTTTCGTTGCGCTCCATCGACTCGATGTGCGTCTGCCACTTCTTAGGCAAACGCTCGAACCCGTCCGGCCTGATCATCATGATCTGATCCAATACGTGACGCCGTCAAAATCGACCGACGTATAATCTTGCTGCAACTCTTCCGCCGCCTGTTTCCAGTCGATGCACGTCTGCGGCCATGACGCATTGCTGTCAATCGCGCCGATGTCATCGGCGAATTCACGCGCCCAGCGTTCGAAGTGAGAGTCGCGTATCAGCGCCTCGCCATGATGCCAGTCGGCGCAACCTTCGGCTTCTTCCGCCAGCGCCAGAAGCGCCGTCAGCTCTTCCTGCTCTTCCGTCATATCGACGCCGTTAACCATGAAACCTTCTTCGGTTTCTTCGCCGCCGTCCAGCTCTTCCTGTAGCTGCTCGATCTTTTCGATCACGTCGCGGCTGTCGATGATGTCGTCGCCGTTCGAGATGTTGATTCTGCGGGCCATTCTGAAACTCTCCGGTTGATGTAGTCCAATCAATGCAAGCGCCGTGCCTACAGGTGCGTGCGCAGGTCCAGCGTCATGTTCTGCAACGTCCGGATGGCGAGGTGAAAGCCATCCTCCAGACCTTTGCAGTACGTCTTAGCCTCAAGCGCCAGCGCCGCCCGTGCCGCCGCCTTGTCCACGTCCGGGCGGTTGTCGGCGCTCAGCGATTTGACCGGCTGATCGTTAACCGCGATGACCGCGTAGTCCGGTGTCGGAAACAGTACAGTGATCTTCTGGTTACCCATGTTAGCCTCCTAGTTCCGCAATGGCGCGGTCCTTTTCCTGATTGTATGGGTAGAGCAATTCCGATGCCAAGTCTCGCGCGCATTCGGCGATGTAGTCCTCACAATTGCTCTCGACGCCGCCGAGGTATTGCGTTTCATGCGTGCCGTCCAGCGTCACACCGATGACCACGTATTGCCATTCATCATCACACCAGCCGCGCAGAAATTCATAGTCGCGGCGGACCGCTTCCTTGCGGATGTCGCGGGCCGTGGGCGTGCGTCCCAGACGTTTCGCCAGCTTGGCCTTGTGCTCTTCGCACAGGCCCCATCCGTCGCGCTTGGCGATGGTCATCGTCTCGAACCAGTTATACAGGCGCTCGTAATGGCGTTCGCAAGAAAGACGCCAGTATCCACGCGGTTCGGTCGTCGTCTCGCGTCGCTGCCAGTCGCCGACAACGCCGTGACCTTCAGCGCGCTCCCATGGCGTGTCGCCGCAATCGTCGCGCTCGATTGAAACGGTGAAGGTCGCGCCTTCATGTTCGAATTTGTCGCCGTCGTACATTCTGAAACTCTTCGGTTGCTCTAGTTCGAATGATGCAATCGCTATGCCATGCCGGCTAGTCTAGGTAAGTGTGCGCTGGCGTACTCTGTTACAAATAGCGACCGCGACCTACTTCGATCTGATTCCTGATCTCGCGCCAGCCGTCGAATCTCTCGACGATCTCGCGGCCATGCGTGATATGGCGTACTAGGTCGAAGGCGGGGCGACAAACCCATGTCGCTCCGCTATCGCCGCCAGCCAGTTGATCGTGGCCGGTAGCGTCGCCTGTATGATAGCGTCGCGCAGGATCGCCGACGCCGGGTGCAGGTGGCCGTCGATCTCGACCCAACGCGCCAGCGCGTTCGCCAGTGCTTGCGTGTCCCTGTCCATCTATTCGATCTCGATTGTAAACTGGGGGCCGGGCGTGTCGTGCTTGTGATGCGCGTAATGCCAGCCCTTCACGAACCAGCGCGCCGACTGATCATCGGGGAACGTGTGCGAAGGGGGCGATATGTGCAGCGACCGCGACGGGGGCGCGAACATGACTCTTCCGTCGCTCAGGCGCGTGAGGTGATACGTGATCATGCGCGCAGCTCGTACGCCAGCGCCCGGATATTGCGGACGCGTTCCTCGACCACTAGGTCCGACTCGTCAAGGATCACGCCATACAGCGCGCCGTCGTCCATTGCGCCCAACAGGCGCGCGTGTGCCGCCCATTTTTCTTTGCAGCGCCCGGTGTAGGTCATGCCGTCACGGTTGACGTAGCTGATTCGGTACACTTGTGTCTCCGTACAGGTTGCTCTCCCCTGCCACAAGCAAAGCACATGCCATGAAAATGGCCGCAGTGATTAACAGCGAGAGTGTCTGTTTCATTAGGGTTACCGGGGCTCGATCTCGAATTCCATCCGGTGCTTGGCGCGTCCCTTGTTGAGACTTTCGCACGTCAGGTCAGCATCGCCGTCGTCGCGCTTGTAAACCTTAGCGCGGTCCCGGAATTGCGTAAACGCTTCCTGTCCCTGCTTGCCGGTGTAGTACAGGACGCGGCCCGACTTGATGTCGGTGCCGCGCAAAATACTGTTAGCCACGTTCTAGTCCCTTTCGATCTTCTTCACTTCCACGGTGAACCCGGCGATCATCAGCTCGCGCCGGACGTTCTGCGCCGTCGATTCGTCATCCGTCTGGACAATGCACTGTGACACAAGTTTGCCGTCGCGCAATCCCTCGACCATGTCCTTTGCATCTTTCAGGCCGTAGTTCGCGCCCCAGTGGCGGATTGCCTTGATGCCGTCGATCAGCCGCGCGCCGTCGTGGTTCGTGATGATGACGCGATACAGCACAGCCGCGCCATACACTTCATTGGCAAGCTCTTCGGCCCATTTCTGTAGACCGTTCTGGATCATGACCGCCAGCAGAGGGTCCGCCTCGCCGATGGCCGGTTGCAGCATCTTGCGCTCGCGGATCATGCGGCGGATGAAGTCGTCGCGTGTCAAAAGCATCTGGTTCAATCCATTACGTCAAAGGTTGCATCGTCCGGCAGGCCGTGGATCGTGGCGACTTCGCTCACGGTCACGCCGTCCGGTTCGTCGCCGTCGCTCTCGATGTTGAGCGTGGCGAATGTGGGCTTCGCGTGCGTGCCGACGTACGCCAGCGCCTTGCTCAGCGCCTCGCCTTCCGACTCCGCTTTGATGTAGAGCGTGGCCCAGACGGGCACGTCAACAGAGTATTCCAGTGTCACGATGCGACTCCCATCAGTTGATCGATTGATCCGACGATATACTGCCGACGGTCCGCGTCATAGACCGATCCGCCCGTCTCGCGAACGCCGCGAACAAACGCCGCGAAGGCATTGCCGTCGCCCGCCGTGTTCTCGAACCGCGCCACAAGTTGACCGTCCACGCTCACGATGACCGGGCCGGTGATGTGATTCGAACTTTGCCGCATGAAGTCGTAACGCATAGGTGTCTCTCTCTGTTTTCCCGCCCGTGTCGGGCGTGCTCAGTGCCTTGCGGGATTCATGCCAACGCGCCGGTCGCGCTGCTCAGCGCTTTCCATCTGGTAAACCGTGCCGACGCGATACACGTCTTTCCCGATATCGCACGCCTGCCATCCCCCAAAGTTGGCTTGGCCGATGCCGCGCGAAAACATATTGCCGGGCAGGCCGACCGTGCCGTCAGGAAGCCGTCGCACAGTGCCGACGTACCCGCGCCAGTTCATCGGGTGGACGCCTTGCGGGGTCACGTGTGGCGCTCCAGCTTGTAACGCTCTTTCGAGACGGAACCGTCCGCCGTGCGCTTCTCGATGATGATGATGTCCCGGTCCGCGCCCAGTTGGCGACGCTCGCGCGTGTAGCTGATCAGGTCAGGCAACGGGCCGATGATGCCGGGCAGGGCGTTGTCGAATTCCTGCTCTTGACCGTATGACGCGATCACAGCGAACGGGCCAGCGGGATACAGTTGCCGGTGGAGTGTGCAGCGCATTTTGAAAATCTCCGGTTGCTCTAATCAGGACGATGCAACATGCGTGCCACGCTCTTGTACTCACGATAGGCGTCGCGCGTTAAGTCTTGATAAACCATAACCGCCTCCGCATACATCCGCGTCCATTCGTCGGGCGTGATCGCCTTGGCGCTCCGCATCTTTTCGAGCCTATACATCTCGTCTTCCAGCAGCTCGCTTGCCGGGCTCGCGACCTCGCAATACTTGGCCCAAGCCGCCGCTTCCCAGACGCTCATGTCAGCAGCGTGATCGTGAAGTCGAATCCCTGATCTGGAATCTTGACCACGCGCCCGGCTTCAAGGTCGGGCAACACGCGGGTGATCTCCCCACGGGTGAACCCGTACGCCGTCAGGGCGGCGCGAACGGTGCGGCCCGCCGCGACGCGCGGCTTGGCTTCCGATGACGGTGTGCTGATTTGAACGCGTACCATTATATCACCTTCATGCGCAGCGCGTCGTTAGCGCGCTCGATCTCTTTCGCCGTGAACTCTTGCGCGGCGATGTACGCGCCAGCGAAGCCGCAACGCTCCAGCTCGTCCTTGCATTCGGCCCAGCGCCGCCGCGCCATCTCTTCCACGTCACGGGCCAAGCTGGCGTTTTGCAGCGCGACCGCTTGGCGCGTTGCGAGCGTCGCGGCTTCGCGCAGGAATCGGGCGTCTGCGTTTTTCTTGATCAGGTTCATATCAGTCCCTCAATGCCTTCGTCTGTCTCTTCATCATCGTATGCAATAGGCGTGCCAGCAGCGAAAGGTATGACCGGCTCGTATTCCATCCCGCCTGCATACGCTAGGGGCCGACATGACACAAGCTGAAAATTGATTGCGTCCCAGAATGGGAGGCCCTTCCCATTGCGGCCCTGCACTGGGATATACACGTCGGGCTTATTGAGTGTCCGGGGCCATGGCGTCGTTTCATGCCGCCGGGTGATCGCTATGCCTTTCTGTGACAGCCGGACGCCGGTCAGCAGATAGTCCAGCACATTGTTCGCAGCGAATAGCGCGCGGGTCGCCTCACGTTCGGCGCGGGCATGATAGGACGATATCAGAATGTGGGGCGTCTCCCCATACGGTTGCAGTCTCATAATGGGAAGATGATGCCAGTAGATAAAAGTCGGTTGGCCGTGCTTGGCCTTAAAGCCGAGGGTCCGGTTAATGCGCGCCTGATAGTCCAGAGGCCGCAACGCGTCCACGTCTTTACCAAAGTTGCCACGTCGCGGGTCGCGCTTGGTAAATACTGACTTGGCCGTCGTCTTGGGGCCACGGGCTAGGTACTCTTTCAGGAAGTCGCCGCGCAAAGCCGGGGGCATCCCTCCCTCGACCATGCGCTCGCCGGACAAACCGGACAACGTCCAGCCGTCCCATTGCCCGTTAGGGGTGACAGCCCCCATCGTCTCGTCCACGCGGAATTTCGTGGGCCGTTGCTTGGCGCGGCTAACTATGGCCCGGTGCCGGGCTAGGGCGGTTGCGTCTATCATCTTTCCGTACTAGCACGATCCGGGCCACGGGGACAAGAGGGTAGGGGGCCGTCACCCTCACAACTGGGGGCGGTCACCCCGTCTTAACGAGTTGGGCGGCGTTTAGGTTAATTGGCGTGGAGCACTAACTTACCGTATCCCCCCTAATCGCTCCGTGGCGGCGGGGCTCCCGATTAGGGTTACTGTCCCCGTATAAGTTAGGGTATCCATCCCCTAATTAGCATATTAGGGTTTATAATAGGGTGCCAATCCCCTAATCACGATAATGTGATATCCTAATATTTTCTCAGCACTTTAAGATGAGGAGAAGGTTAATAGGTAGTGATTGTCAAAAAAGCCCATAAATAAAGGATAAAAAGCCCCTTTTTCAACCTCGCATTGGCCGTGGTAGGGTGGAAGGTTAATGGCGCGTCGGCTGTTAAGCTTAAGGCCGAGGGGGACTTGCTCTAATTAGGCTTAACGTCGTATAACTTAAAATTAACCCTAACAGCCCGTATAACCTCATTTATAATAGCTATAATTAACCTTAACGGGCTATAAATTAAGGTTAATTTAGCCTATTAGGGTTAATTTTCGACGAGGCCACGGGGGACTTCAAGGCTGTTAAGGTTAACAGCTCTTGTTTTTCATGGTAACCTTAACACATATTCGGCGATTAGCACAAAATTAACCTTAACAGGCTATTAAGGTTAATGGCGTTAAGGTTAATGCAGGCCGAGGGGGACTTCAAGGCCACAGGGGACTTCAAGGTTAACAGGCCAGAGGGGACTTCAAGGTTAATTAGTAGTAAATCCGAGGCGGCGGCTGTCATTAATGGGCCGTTAACCTTAACGCGTTAACCTTAACAGGGCGGTAAGGTTAACAGGCTGTTAAGGTTAATGGCGTGTTAAGGTTAATGGGCATTAACTATAAACGGCTGTTAAGGTTAACCGGCGGCGGCGCGTTAACCATGGTCACGGCAGGTTAGACATCCCCCTTGTCGTGGGGGATGTCGAAGATGACCGGGGAGTAATTCCGCCAGACCATGCCGAGGTGATGCGGGCAGCGGATCAGGCAGATAAAGAGGGCGTAGGACTTCCAAAGGATGCGGTGCATGGTCGATCTCCGTTTCTGATGACGCATGTATGCCATAGACCCGGACGTTATGCAATAGCTATTTTGCATTATTCCAAAAAAAATTGCTCGCCCCGCGCATCATGGCGGGGCGAGCAGTTTACCTGTAGACAACGGAGAGAAACCTACAGGCTAGTAAGAAGCGCCACAATCCAGAATATCAGGCCCATGGGCGCGCATACGTACAGCCATGCCTTGCGCGCTGCTAGGCCTATCAGCCACCCTAGATCAGCGATCCAGCGGGGCAGGGCATGGTCTGGCGTCCAGCCGGTCCGCTCGCATTCGAAAGGCTTGGAAGGCGCTTGCGCGCCTTCCGTGTATACCCCTTCGACAATTGGCCGCTGGCGTGTTCCAAAGGCGCTCAAGTCAATCCCTCCACCCATTGCCACAGGTCAGGCTTGTTCATGCAAGATCGCTGCCCGCGATCGTGGCGCACGTGGACGGAAGCGCCGACGGGATAGGCGCGAAGCACGTCCGCCGCTGCTTTGGCGTCGCTGCCGGTATACATGGCCGCGACAGGCTCGATGGACATCGCCACGACTCCCCGGCTATCCGGGGAGGTGCAGCGGATTTGGTTCGCTGATACCGTGATCATGGTCTAGGCCTCCTTCAGAAAGTAATACATTGCCAGAGTGCAGCCGAGTCGCGGCGCTTCCGGGCAGATAAGCGCAACCTGATGGGCGTGAGCAAAATAGTGCTCTTCCTCTTCGTCCATATGCGCGGGCGCTCCGGCGTCGATGCGAGCGATGAAGGCATCCGCTGCGGCGATATCTGCGTCAGACAGGCCTTCCGGGTCATCGTTGAAGAAATAGCAGGCCCAATGCGCGGGGGCGGTGGCGTCGATATTGATCAGGTCGCGGCTCATGATTCTGTCTCCGTTTTTTTTTGGTCGAGAGAGGGAAACCGCCGGGGCTTCGGGGGGTAGGAAGCTTGTCCCGTTTCCCTCTCTCGATACGCAAGACATAGCACGACTGGCGGAGTATGCAATAGCTATTTTGCATTATTACAAATTTGTAATGTTGCATTTTTCTTCTTGACAGGCTCGGATTTTTGTGATATAATGGATTGACGACCTATTTTTGCCCGTTAACGAGTTGTTAACCTTAATAGGCTGTTAAGGTTAACGCCGCGCCACGAAAAATTAACCATGCCAGTGCGAAACTGGCATGGTTCTTGCATTCATAGCAGTCGGCGTTTTCGCTTGTCCTTAACCCAGCCTCGCATGGGTTGCGGCGCTTTTACAGCTTTCATTAACCCTGCCAATGGGTTGCGCTTTCGTCGGCGTTTTACGAACAATTTCACGGAAGTTTGGGGAGGCTTTCGCCTCCCCTCACTCACTAGGCCGTGATCGAATTCCCTTCGTGCTTGCCTGCCGCGATCTCTGCGGCGGTCTGGTCCGCCAGCGCCTTCAGGGCGTCCGCAGCGCCGACATAGTCGCGCGCCTTGAACTTCTTCCCAGTGAGCGCCGCAGCCGTGTCCATCATGGCTTTCGGGGTGTATGCACGGTTGACCTTCATCCCGGTTTTTGCGTAGAGGCGCAGCGCCGAGGCGATGGCGACACACTGGTAAACCGAGACTGCGGTAGAGCCTGAAAACATGGTCATTGGTCGTTCTCCGTTCGTTGTTGATGCACTAGAGATAGCACATCCATCGGCATATGCAATAACTATTTTGCATTATTACAAATTTGTAATGTTGCATTTTTCCTATTGACCCGGTCCGGCTTTTATGGTATGATGGAATGACGACCTATTTTTTCGCGTTAACGACTTATTAACCTTAATGGCGTGTTAAGGTTAACGCCGCGAGGCTAAAAATTAACCGTGCCTCCCTTTCGGGTGGCACGGTTCTTGCATTACCCCTGCGGGTTCGGCTTGTACTCGCCGACCGGACCACTGTAGAGCAGTTGGAGCACTCCCGCGCCATTGTGGCGCGTCAGGTACACGCTGCACATATCGACGCCGTTTGCCTCATACAGCCGCACCTCGACAGCGCCTTGCCATGACGCGGCGCGCGTCGTGAGGCCCGAGGATTTATGGCCGAGGCGGGAAGCTTCCGTGCGTCCGCCCTGAACCGTTCCGCGAAAGTGAGCCATTTTCTATTCTCCGTTTTCCGGGGGCGTTCATCGCCTCCCATGCGTGTAGGTATCGCATATCCGGCCAATGCAGTCAACAGAATAATGCACACATTACAAATTTGTAATGTGTGCATTTTCCGCTTGACTAATAGTCGGCGATCTTGTCCGCCTCGCGTTCGAGAAAAATCATCTGCACAGGCGTCAAGCGGTGGTCGCCTTGGCCGCTTCCGTTGTCGTCCAGAATGCCCATCATAAGCGCCACGGTGAGGCTAGACGAGTGTTTCCCGTTCGGGTCGGAGAAGCATACGAACCAGCGATTCCCGTCCTCCGGACCCATGTCCGTGCATTCGAAAATCACGAGCGAGTGACCCTTCGCGATCACTTTGTCATTGCGTCCCAGTTTCATATTAACGGCTCCATTTTTTGTGGAAGCGAACCGCGCAAATGCGGTTGCTGAGTTCTTCCGAAGGGAAGAAGAAAAAGACGATTTTCAGAACCGTTTCCATTTGGTCGCTCCGTTGTTGATGACCCTTTATCGCATAGGTTGGCCGCATATGCAATAGGATAATTGCATTATTACAAATTTGTAATGTTGCATTTTTCCTCTTGACCCAACCGGATTTATCTGGTAAAATGGATTGACGACCTATTTTTCCGCGTTAATGAGTTGTTAACCTTAACAGAATGTGGCGCGCTGTTAAGGTTAACAAATCGAGGCGAAAAATTAACCATGCCAACCGCGGGGCTGGCATGGTTCTTGCTTAGGCGTCCACGGGCTCGGGATCGTCCGGCGATTCGAAGAATTCGCCAAGCTCAACAAATAGGACCGTGCAGCCCTGATCATATCTGATCATGTCGCCATAGTCCGAACGGCTTGAACGCTCGCCAGTGAGTCCAGCTTCGCGCCTAGCAGCCTTGGCGACACGCGCGCGACGCTTGCGCCATGCTTCGGGCGAATACTGATCGCCATCGCTCCGGCGATGTTCGCAGCGGATAATGCCGCGACGAACCCAGCAATAATTCGCCTCGCCTCCAAAGGTGTCAGTGAATTCCCAGCGGTAAAGATGTTCGGCCATTGTCAATCCTCAAAAAGCAATTCTGCGAATTCGTCGCGCGGCTGTTTGGACGCTTTCTCTTCGTCGCGAATCTCTTGACAGTATTTCTCGACGATTTTCAACTGACGAAGAATCTCGTCCATCGTCGGCTTTCGGCCATGAAGATAAAGGCTGTTTTCGGGGGCCATTAGAAGGTCACCACGACGGTCAGGACAGCGACGGCGACGAAGAGCGCCACGGCGATGAAAGCGAAGTGATCGCGCTTCACGACGGCTTTAGGAGCCGTTTCGAGCGTGATGGGCGTGCGGCGCTCAACTCCGGCCCATTCGGCGCGGATTTGTTCGTCTGTCTGGCGGTAGTTGATTTGCATTTGCGTGCTCCGTTGTTGATGCACTAGAGATAGCACATCCATCGGCATATGCAATAGCCTTTTTTGCATTTTTCTGCGTTTCGAACATTACAAATTTGTAATGTAGAAAAGTGCATTATGCGCTTGCGTTTCTAGAATAGGTGTGGCATTGTCTTTTTAACAGCAACGGAGAACTGCAAATGACCTCGCTCTGGACCAAATATAACGACGCCACTCAGCCCGGCCCTTCGGCCACTAAGGAAGCGATTGCCGAGGTTGCCGCGGCGCTGAACTACGCGGGCAAGGAACCGCCGCTCTATGTCATGAAGCGCGCCCAACGCCTCGCCCAGATGAAGGGCCAGTCGATCCGGGAGTCAAATTTCCGCTACTGGTTCGATCAAGCGGTTAACAACTTAGCGGCCCAATTCGGGGTCGCTAAGTAAGACCCTGTTAAGGCTAAGCCCCCTCTTACTGAGGGGGCTTTTGCTTATGCAATTAGCGTGCCAACATGGGTGCCCATGCAAGGCCCATGCCAGAGGGCACATGGTATGGTTAATTTATTGTGCTGTTTTGTTAACCATACTTTCTTGGTTAATGCTGCATTAAAGTTAACAACAGGGGTGTATTTATTAACCATACTTTCTTGGTTAATTTTTTAGGGTTATTCATTAACCATACCAGAATTTACAGATTTTTAACCTTAACAGAATGTGTCTTTCTGTTAAGGTTAACCCACTGCTAAGCCCCCTCTATTTAAGCCCCCTATGTAGAGCATGGTTAATGCAAATTAACCTTACTATGTGCTACTGTATGCTAATCTCTTATTAACCTTAACAACATATGTATGCTACTATGTATTAAGGTTAACATATGTATAATATTATTAATAATTAATAATAATTTAATTTTTTATTAATTTTATTGATTATTAACCTTAACAAGCTGTTAACCTTATCGGTTAGGGTTTTGTTAACCCTAACGGGGGTATGCCCCAATCTGGGTCAATTAACCTTACTACGCCACTCATTATACGCATGTGCCAGACCCACCTTTTCGACCGGGGGTACTTATAATTAAGCCCCGCCTCTTATAACCTTGATTTCATAAAAAATTTTCAGAATTTAGCCCTTACAGGGGGTGAAAGGCTTCTAGCCTCCGCAGGGGGTAAGGCCCATCGCCCGATAACAGCCCTTATCGGCCCATCAGCCTATAGGGCTTGACTTCCGTCCATGGACATGGGACAACCGTCGCCATGAAGCACACGCACTCTTCCAAGCTCACCGCCCACTCGCGGAAGAAGCCCGGAACGCCCGGCCCCAAGAAGGGGACGGGAAAGCCGAAGGCGAAGCCGTTCTCGGCTCTCGCGCGTCCTGCTACTGGCCCCAAGCGAATTACGATGTCTCGCGACTAGCCCGGCTCTCCTGACGGGCGGGTAGCTCAGTTGGGAAGAGCGCGCGATCGATAATCGCGAGGTCGCGGGTTCGATTCCCGCCCCGCCTACCATTACCGCATTCGGTAATAACATGGCCCGGATACCCGCATCCGTACCCGATTTTACCCAAAGCGTAAAATAGTCCTTGACGATGTGGCACGACCCCTGCATAACCGGGTCAGGACCAAACAACAGCAAGGACTGACCAAATGAAGATCGAAGGTTTCGAGAAGCCCAAGCGCTCCGGTATCGGGCGCTCCGGCTCGGACATCTATGGCCTGCGTGCAATGGCCGTGGGTGAGAGCGCTTTCCATGGCGCGCGTGTCACCGATGACATCAGCGGCGAGATGGAGACGGTGATCAAGACGGCGCGTCGCCTGTCCAACGCGATCGCGTTCGTGCAGAAGTCGAAGGGCATGAAGTTCTCGACGAGCACGGTCCGCGGCGACACCACATATGGCAACTGGACTGCGCCGTCGGATGGCGTGGTCGTGACGCGGACGGCCTGATCATGGTCAAGGTCGTACACGTCAAGAAGTCGCGCGGCCCCGTTCCGCAACTCGATCTCCCCGCCGGAAGCTCCTACTACCACTGGAGCCTGATGTCTGGCGGGCGCGGCGTAAAGCGTTTCAGCAAGACGCCGCCGCGGCGATCGCAGCTCACCAATTCCGAATTCAAGGCGGCGCTCTACGATATCGAGGACGCGCTGGAAGCCTTGTCGGACGCGGATGATCTGGACGGCATCATTGAAGACATCCGTCAGCTCGGCTCCGAACAGGAAGAGAAGCACCAGAACCTCCCGGACAATCTCCAATACTCCGGCACGGGCGAGCTTCTTGAAGGCCGCGCTCAAGCCTGCGAAGAGTGGGCGAGCGAGCTGGAGCAAGTCGAGAAGCCCGAAGAAGTCTCGGACAGCGATGTCGATGACTACATCTCGGACAACTACGAGGAAGACGAGGTCCAGCACGCGAACCGTGAAGAGATCATCGGCCTCTTGGAAGGTGAACGCTTCGACGAGTTCAAGGAAGCTGTCTCCAACTGCCAGTACGGCGGCGAGTGATGATACAGCTCACCATCGACACCCCGCGCTTCAAGTACGAAGTGCAGGTAAAGGAATGGCCGAATACGACCGAGTTCGGCGAACGCATGGTCCGCATCCAGTACAAGGTCGGCGACAACGTGGTGATCAAGTACCTGTCCACCGACGGGCTCGACATCGACATGCGGCGAGTTGCGTGATGGCAGCATACCACTACATGACGGAGGCACAGCGGCGCGAGATGTTGGCCGCTCGTGTCAAAGCAGCACGCGAGGCGATCGAGAACGGCATGAAGTTGTACGACTTCGCTGCCGAACTCGGCGTCGCGCCCGGCGGGCTCCAGCGCTATTTCGAGCGCAACGGGCACAAGGCCATAGTGGAAGGGTTCAAGCACAACCCGAAGCACAACACGATCAAGGGCGAGGAAGCCGTCCGGCGGCTAACGATCATCATTGAGGAACAGGCCAAGGGGGATAAGTTCTTTTCTCGCTCCGCGAAACGCCTCGGCATGTCGCGTCAAGGGGTCAATGGTTGGCTCCGTCGCATCGCGCCCGATGGCGCGCACAACGCTCTTATGGATTTTGCAGAATGATCAGTCGAGAAGACATCCGCGCGTTCTTGGCCTCCGGCATGTACGGCGGTCCGCCGATCCACGAATCTCACCCTGACGCGATCTGCGTGGCGGTGAACCCTCATGACTACGAGTGCCCGGCGTGCAAGGCGCGTGGCACAGCACTTGCACTCCCTTGCTCATCAACTCAGCACAAGGAACCAAAATGACCTACGAAGAACAACAAAAAGAAGAACGTGCCGAATCAATGAAGCTCGCCAAGACCATCGCCAAAGTCGTCTTTGGAGTGCTCGGTCTTCTCACTCTCACCGTCGCCGGATGCACATCCTTCTACACCGTCGGCGAAGGCGAACGCGCTGTCCACACTCGCACCGGCGCGCTCGTCGGCATCACCAAGCCCGGCCTGAACTTCAAGGTGCCCTTCATCGACGACGTTCGCATGATGGACGTGCGCGAGCAACCGATCCAGTGGGCCAACACGGAAGACGGCGACAGTCGCATGAACTCCTACTCGCGCGACCAACAGCCCGCGGAGATCGCCATCAACGTGGCGTGGTCCATCCCCTCCGACGACGCGACGATCTCGGACATCTACCAGACCTACGGATCGCGCGAGCGCTTCCGCACAACGGTCATCGTCCCCAAGACGGTCGAGGCGGTCAAGAACGTGTTCGGCGGCTACGACGCGGTGACGGTCATCCAGCAACGGTCGAAGTTCAACGCGGATGTCCGCGTCGCTCTCGACGCGCTGCTGAAGGGCTACCCCGTCATGATCAGCGCCGTGCAGGTTCAGGACATCTCGTTCTCTGACGCCTACGAGAACGCGGTCGAGGCTCGCATGATGGCACAGGTCGAAGTGCAGAAGCGCGAGCAACAGAAGCAGACCGCACAGATCGACGCCGACATGCTCGTCATCCGCGCCGAAGCTGACGCCAAGCAGACCCGCCTCCGCGGCGACGCTGAAGCGGCGGCGATCCGGGCTCGCTCGGAAGCTATCGCCTCGTCGCCCAAACTCGTCGAGCTGACGCTCGCTGAGAAGTGGGACGGCAAACTGCCCACGACGATGGTGCCGGGCCAAGCTGTGCCCTTCATCAACGTCAAGTAGGTCGAACCTCCGTCGCGTTATAGCGGCGGTCAGTAGAGAGCGGAGGCCCGTCAGCAATGGCGGGCCTCTTGCCATTTAGTAGGAGGAACATTTCATGCCGACAGCATCACCTGAAGTTCGCAAACCGTGGCACGACAAGCGCAGGCTCGTGCATATCGCCAAGGAAGCCCGTGACGGCATTCCCAACTTCTTCGGTTGGGCGCTCGTGCCGAACGGCGACGGCGCGGCGATGGACTACCTGCTGAAGCGCGGCTACATCGATCACCGCTACACGTGGTATCGCCCCAAGGCCTCGCTCCTGATCGCGGAGCCGGAGAAGTGGACGCCTACGGAGAAGGAAACGTCGGCGCTGCGGTATCTCTCGGAAGAGTGGGACCAGAGCTACGATCTGCGCGGGCACCGCGCGATCCTCGCCGAAGAGCGCAAGCGGGTCATCGACGCTATGCCGATGTCCCAGAGGGAAGTCGATAGCTGGCTTGTCCGGTACACGACCATGGTCCGGGTGTTCCTCCAGTGATCCCACGTTGGGCTAAGGTTCTGTTTTGGGCGCTGATGGTAGGCGCGCTGATTATGGGTGCGTGATGACTGTCTGGTATCGGGCCGTTGAGAAGAAACACTACGACTGGGTCAACATTTCCGGCGACGAGGAAAGCACTCCGTTGTTCCGCGAGGCGACGGTTGAATTGGTCGAGTACGAGGTGATCAAGGTCACGCCCCAAGGGGTGAAGATCGCGGACCCTCTGCACTGGCGCGGCTATCGCTTTGTGCTGAAGGACGCGCGCAAGCGCTTCGCCTGTTCGACCAAGCACGAGGCCATTGAAAGCTTCCGCGCCCGCAAACTTCGGCAACTCTCCATCTTGCGTTCGCAGGCGCGTGTGGTAGAAAGTGCTATGCGATCGCTCGACAAGAAACCCGCGGGAGACTTATTCTCATGAAGAAAGACGACTACGTGCAGGAAGGCCTCGCCTTCATAGCCATAATGATTATGGCCGTCGCCATGCTCTTCGCCGGATTGTTCATCGGGCTTGCCGTATGATCAAGGCTCACAACTTCAACGTCGTTCGCCCGCTCCCCAAGCGCATTCGCATCGGCGTTCCGCCCGGCGTCGGCGACACCTATTGGGCTCTCTGCAAGCTTGAGAGCTTCAGGGAGAGGCACGGAATCGAGCACGTGACGTTGTGCGTCAAGAAGGCGGAACTGAAGCGTGCGCTCGCGTGGCCCTCTATGGTGGACTGCGTAGACGCTGCGGAAGAGTTCGAGTTCGGCACGAACCCCGGCATCCGCGAGACAGGCTTCTCCTGCCGCAAGCCCGGCGTCGATGTCGTGATGTGGCCCAACGCGGTGATAGATCGCGGCGAACATCTGCGCAACTGGATGCCGGAGTACGAGCTGAACCTCGATATCGAGATCAAGACCCCGCCGATCTGGTCCAAGTTTATGAATCGTCACGTGATCTACGCCAGCTCCGAAGGCGTGAACCGCGAGTGGTTTCCGGACCGCGGCCCCGGCTTCTGGCGTCACCTGATCAACGAGATCGCGGACCAGACGGGCGAACGTCCGCTGCTGATCGGCGCTGGATGGGACAAGGATTTCTTCCGCGCGATCGAGCCGGTCGAGGCGGATAGCCTGATCAGCGAGACGACGCTCCCGGAAGTCGCGGGCTTGATCAAACACGCGAAGTCGCTTACAGGAATGATCTCCGGCATGACGATCCTCGGGAACCATTTCCGCACACCCACTGTCGCGATATACCCGGATCGCTTCATGCCGGGGTTCCTCACATCATGGATCAAACCCGACACGCCCTACGTGCCGCTGATGGCGTCGCTAGTTCCGGCGTCGAAAGTCGTGGCCCGCATCACAAAAGATTTGGCAGGATGAAGAAGTTCAAGTATAACGGCGTGCGGGAGCTTGACTTCGAACGAGCCGCAGGCGAGTTCGAAGTCGAAGAAAGCGAGATACCTCCGTCGTGCCAGCGGGAACGAAGTTACCGCTGGCAAGACGATCCACGCCGTTACGACCCTCCGAAGGAAAAGAGACGCAGATGAAACTGGAAGTCGGCAAGGTCTACCTGATGAACAATGGCGAGCGAGTCGCCATCGAACAGGCTGTGACAGTCAGCGGTCAGACGTGGTTCTATCGCGGCGTCACGCAGCGCGGCAAGTCCATCTCGTACGATGCGAACGGCGTCGGCCAATTCATCCTCGGCGAGCGCCCCCTGTTCAACATCAAAGAACTGGCCGGGATGGAGAAGGACGAGTTCAAGGCTTTCCACAAGGGATCGCTCTGGGTCACGCACGGCGGTCGCGTCTGGGAAGTGCTGACGGTCTATACGACTGTGCCGGACGATTTCCCGGTGATCGCGAATGAGGTGTTGCCAGATGGCACGCTTCATGCAAATATCAAACGGTTCAACTGGGACGGCAAACCGCACGACGGATCGTCCACTGTCTTGGTGAGGAATTGCACATGACGGACGGTATCATCAAAGTTATGGTGTTGATCACCATGTTCGCGTTTATGATATGGGCGACGTTGTCGTCCGTGTCGTGCGCGATCGGCGCTGGCGTGGAGCTGGTCGAGAAGGTCAGCACGTGATATTCCAGAAAGAAGACAGCACGCTTGTTCGGGTTCTCATCATGACCCCGGCGCTGATAGTCACTCTGGTGATGATCTTACTACTTCTGCCCCCAGAGCGTACGGCGACGCGTCAAGATGAAGTTCAACAGCCGGTAAAGGCCGCGCCAAGATGACACGGTTCGAGCTTCGGGATGAAGTTCTGAAGGCGATCTTCTGGATAAGGGCGGTCCAGCTCAAATGCTATCCACGTCGGAATCATCTGGTCGCCCCGCCTCTCCGCACGCTCAACCAGTTAGCGGAGTTGGGCATCGCGAAGGTGTTCCGTCCGAGATACACGCGCGCGGGCGAAGTGTGGTCCCTTACGCGACAGGGCCTCGATCTGATCAACGAGATCATGACCTATGAGGAAGAGAACCCGCGCTACAGCACTGAAGAAGGGCCTTCCGCTCTACTTCACCGGGGTAACTTGCTCACGTGGTCACATCGCACAGCGGTACACGAGATCGAAAACCTGCGTCGAATGCGACAGGGAAACGAAGAGCGCGCGGCCAAGAGGGCGGGCCGCACAGGATGCCATGAAACGCGCCTCCGGGCGCAACCGCGCCCCAAGGTGGCTATCTGCGTCGATGGTTGCGGAGATCGAAAGCGTATACGCTAATGCAGCTTACCTCACCAGAGAAACGGGCGAGCTTCATCGCGTCGATCATATCATCCCTCTTAATGGGGTGGACTGTTCGGGCCTGCATGTCCCTTGGAACCTCCAGATACTTACTGAGGTTGACAACGTCGCCAAGAGCAATCGCTATCGCCAAGAAGACGCGCTGGCACGTCCATTGCAATGTCTGATGGACATTCCCTTTCCGGAGCACGGCCCATGAAAGTCTATGTCCCCGCTGGCATGATCAAGTACGTCCACGTCTATGAGCCGCACGGCTACATCGACGACGGCAGGAAAGACTTCATGGTCTGCATCGACGCGGAGTACATGAAGGGCTTCTCGGAGCTGAACGATTATTTCGCCAAGACGCCCCACCTCGCGGGCAAGACCGTCGTGAAGATCAGCTCGCGCAAGCGTCCCGAAGTGAAGGCGAAGGACATCGACTTGCTGATGTACGAGCTGGACTGTCGCGTCGCCCGCAACGTCGGCAAGGACGACCTGTTTCGCGAGAAGCCGGTTATCGTCGAGTTCGAGATGAAAGAGATCAGCCCCAACATGGCCGGGTACAAGGGCTTCTATCTCGCCCTCGTCAGCGTCGAGGTGTTCTTCAATGACTAAGCTTTTCATCCGCGCCATGGTAGGGATTGGCGACAATCTCTACGCGCGCCCGTTCATCAAGGACTTGGCGCTGCACCATCAGGTTTCGCTGATGACAGGCTTCCCGCAGTTGTTCGGGGACATCCGTGGCATCCGTCTCGTGCGCGCCCAGACATCGCTGCCCTATGTGAAGAAGAACATCCGCGACTGGGGTGTTGACAACGACTGGCGCGGCGCTCCGCGCGAGAAGCCTGATGACGAGCACCAAATGGAGCCCGTCTTCATGGCGTACGACCCGAACGATCCGGCCAATGTCACAGAACAGATCGAACGGGCTTTCCCGATTCGGCACCTGTACCAATTCGATCTGCCGCCCCCGGACTTCCGCGGCATCAACTCGTACCTGACGACGCTGTTCCAGACACGCAAGAAGTACGTCGTCATTCGCCCTGTCGTGGTCCGTGAGGGCTTCGGAACGTCGGCGCGTAACTGTAAGGCCAAGTACGTCCACGAGGCTGTAGAGACGTTGAAGTCACACGGTATCCTCACGATCAGCGTGGCCCGCATCGGCGACGGTGAGACGGGGGAGGCTCCGCTCCCAGAATGCGACATCAGCTACATGGACGGGGTGCTCAGTTTCCCGGAGATGATCGAACTGGTCCGCCATTCGGCTGGCGTCGTATCTGGCCCCGGCTTCGCTATGCCTATGGCCGTGGCGGCGAAACGTCCGCTGCTGGCGATCTGGGGCGCGCGGGGAAGGCTCGACAACCCGGAGCGTATCTTCGACCGGCGCATGGACCTTTCGCAAGTCGTCAATTCCATACCAGATAATTTCTGTAGGCACTCGACAGGGGAGTGCGCTTGCGATAAGACCATTTCCCGCTTCGGCTCGGACCTGATGAAATTCGTGAACAAGGTACACCATGCTCTCCCCGTCTGATCTTCTCTCTTGGAATGCTGAACTCGGCTACGGCTTCTACCCGGTTGATCAAGCCGAGTGGCCCTACGATGAGGCCTACCGCGCCAAGTACGCGGAGATGGCGGTGACGCCGATGGCGAAGCGCCTGAACATGCATCGCGTGTCGCTGGCCCTGTACGCCGCGAGCCGGGTCAGCCAAGAGGGCAAGGCGTCCACATACATCGACATCGGCCCCGGCGACGGCGCGTTCATGCGTGAGCTGTCGCGCGGTCTTCCCAAGGGTGAGGACATGGTGTTCGGGTTCGATGTCAATCCGGCCATGGTCGAACGCCTGAAGGAACAATTCCGATTTGCCAAGCCGTCCATGCCAGACATCGGCGGTAAGCCGTGGCGGTGGAGCGTGATGACGTTCTGGGACAGCTTCGAACACATCCATCGTCCGGACAAGACGATCGTGGACGCGGACAGCGTCGTGATGTCGATCCCGATCTTCCGCAACAAGGCGCACGTGCTGGAGAGCAAGCACTTCCGGCCCGACGAACACGTCTGGTACTTCACGCACGAAGGCATCGTTGCCTTCATGCAGAAGTGCGGGTTCCGCCTCATGGTGTGGGACCAAGTCGAGACAACCATCGGGCGCGAGGATATCCGCTCCTACGTCTTCTTGCGCGACTAATCGTTAGGAAAGATTAAAGACGATGTTGACACCCATGATACTGTCTGGCACCTTCATCCCATGCAAATGGGAGGATAAAATGAAGAAGCTCGAACTCAGCGATATCAAGCCCGGCACGTGGCTGGTCAACGGCGACGCCACTCCGCGGTATCGGCTGATCTGTTCGTGTGGCGAGCCCCGCAAGCTGTCGGCTGTTTCGGACACGGGGTACATGATGTACGGCCCGACTTCGGCGGATGACCTGTTCGACTTCTATGCCAACGACGGCTGGCGCGTGGTTGAGCGCTGATGCTGTTCTCATTCCCCAAGCTAACGGATGACAAGGCGCGGCGCACGAAAGCCACGTGGATCATCGTCTTCCATGGGTACGATGAATCTTCGTACACGAAGAAATTCGAGATCATCATCGGCTGGTGCGCCGACCTGATGCATCCGCGTCTGGACAAGGGCAGGCTGATCCCCGCGCTGCTCGCATTGCAATGGCGGTGGGCGACGTACGAGGCTGGTTGGCCTCACGCCAAGACCTACTTCCACTGGCGCTCCGACTGGAAGGAAATCTTCCGTCGCATCAACGCCCGTCGTCTGGCCGCGGCTGACGCATGAAGTACGTCGCGCAAGTCGTGCTCTACATCTCGTTGATCGTGCTCGTCTGGATTTCGATCGGCGCGATCAAGAAGACATCCAACCTTCTCGACACCTTCGACAGCTTCGCGATCATTTCCGAAGCGATGGAAAAGGCGATCCGATAATGTATAGTGGATACCTGATCGGCGGTCCGTGCCACGGCAGTCGCATCTCTGCCAACCGCCCGCACTACACTGTCGCCAATGCGAGGCTGGCCCCTATTCCGCTTTGCGCGGAAGACGCGGCCAGCGCTTCCATCCGCACCGAGGACATCAAACATTACACGTACGTCCACTCCGAAGAATATACGGAATGGGGCAACGCGGTAGCGGTGTTCATTTTGGATCGCATGGGCGCGCTGCCGCGGTTCGAGCGCGAGAAGTTCATCCGTGCCGCGCTGACCGGCGATGGCAAGGTTCGTGCAGTGACGAAAGCAAATCAAAAGATCATCTGGCCGGAGTGCCCGGATGACTGGTGGGAAAACTTCTGATGGCTAACATAGGGACATTGATAAAAGCGTCATCGATAGGGAAAAAGCTCGCGCCCGATTTCAAGTACCTGAAGTTCGATGACACAGCAATTGGTATGCTGAAGAACATCGGCAACTTGCCTATCGGCGCATGGGGACCACTCGCGTTACGTCCATTCGATGACTATGTCATAGAACTGCTGGACAAAACTTCTGATGTCACTATCGCGGCGGTGGGGTACGGGCCTTACACCTTTTTCTATTTTGACATAAAAAACTCCGCGGGCAAAATCATCGGAGTGAGGTCGGCGGGGTTTCGGTTCTTCTGGTGTGACCCAGAGGACGATTACGAAACCCAACAGATTCTAGCTGAAGAACTCGCTGTCATGAAGAAAGCGGGGATTGACTGGGAACAGATTCAGCGCGAAGCGTGGGGCCTCAACAACAAAGACCAAAATTTTCCCATGATCATGGTCATCCCAGAAAGCGTGGACTTTGTTGCGCACTCAAAATCCGAACCCGGATATGCGCGTGACATGCTCGCGGCATTTGCGCTCCTGTCCATCGAACGTGAAGTGATAGAAATCCCAGCATCGTTCCGTTCGGGTCGCGCGTTTATCAATACCGACAGCGTACCCTCTTACGAGCCGGTCACGGTTTTCATTCGGCCCAACGCTCCCCGCGTCATAATCCAGAAAGCGGAAGATGCAGCGAAACAAGAGCGCCTACTTCGTGAGCACGACGTTCGCTCGCATTGGCGTATTCTCAACAGGGGCACGCCTGCGGAACGACGCGTGCCTGTAAAATCACACAAGCGAGGTGACCCTGAATTGGGTCGCGTCGAAAAATCGTACGTGGTCGAACTGGACCCACTTGCCGAAGTGCGCGCGAGCACGGCAAAGAAACTTATCAAGGAAGACGCATGACCATCTCAGCAAAAGTAATTCTCTGTTCGCAGCTCAAAGAGCCGAATGGAGCCCCGCCCATCTGGACGCTCCAGCTCCGCTACCCACGGTTGATCCACGCGGAGTTCATGACGCACCGCGTCTTCTCGCGCAACGCGTCATCGTCGCGCGCGATCCCGGTCAAGAAGATGATCGAGGACATCCGCCTTGACCCGGCGATGCTCGTACACTGGGGCCGCAACCAACCGGGTATGCAGGCTGATGTCGAGCTGTCGCCCGAAGAGATGAAGCTGGCGAAGCTCGAATGGCGCGCGTCCATGGAGAGCGTGATCGGGCATGTCGAGAAGCTGATTGCGCTTGGCCTTCACAAGCAGGCGGCGAACCGCCTGCTCGAACCGTACAGCCACATCAATGTGATCGTGACGGCGACGGAGTGGGACAACTTCTTCCAGCTCCGCGATCACCGCGAGGCACAGCCGGAGATCAGGGCGCTCGCGGTGAAGATGCGCGAGGCGATGACCGACGTGTACTGGGACGAAAAGATCAATCTGCTTGAGCCCGGCCAATGGCACCTGCCCTACGTGCGCGCGAGCGAGTACGAGTACAGCGACGTGATCAAGCAGAAGATCAGCGCCGCCCGCTGCGCCCGCGTGAGTTATATGACCCACGAGGGCAAGCCCAGCACAGTGGACGAGGACGTGGCGCTGTATGACAAGCTGATCGTCATGAAGCCCGCCCACGCCTCTCCTATCGAGCATCAGGCCATGGCCCATGGCTTGAACAGCCTCGGAAAGTATGGCAGGTATGCGAACTTCGTCGGTTGGCAATCGCTGCGCAACCAGATGGAACAACGAGGTGAACTGTGAAACACTTGGACGCGAAACGCTCGATGCCTTCAGCGATGATGCGGCGTTTCCGCAAGCCCAAGTCCAAGGACACGCACGTCGCGATCGCGATCAGCGCGGACCGGACCAACATCATCCTGAAGGTGGACAGCAACGTCCTGAAGGGCCGCGGCTCCGTCCAGCGCTTCAGCTTGAAGAAGCTTGGCGGCGAGGCGGCGATCAAGCGTGTGCTCATGATCTCGTCGGCGATGCTGGCCCAGAGGCAGAACGAACTCTGGAAGGACAACCACGATATCAAGGAAGTCCAGCTCAAGGCGATCGAATCGTGGAACGCCATCCTGAAAGACAACAAGCTCATCCACGGCTTCGGCACGCTCACGCCCTACTCGGCGTACTCGCCCGGCAACGAGGACAAGCCCGCTGATCGCGTCTCGCGCGCGTCGGCTGATGATCCACTTACCCGTGATCTATTGAGGGGCAAGGGTAGCGACTGGGGTCTGGACTAGACAGGCGTTAACCATTGTGCCATCTTGCATGGCGCAATGATGACCATGCCTGATCTCCCCGTCCCTGAACACCTGAAGTTCACGATGGACAAACTGCCCAAGCTACTCCTAGCTCTGGGTGAAGAGCCCGTGGAGATTCGAGCGTGCAAGAAGGCGAGCATCCATCCGGTCGCGCTGGCGTTCGCCCGCAAGGCCGACCCCCAGCTCAACGAGATGATTGAATTCGCGATACAGATTGGCTTCTCTGTAGTCGAAGAGCGTATCTACGCCCGGAGCATGGGTGAGAACCGCACGCCGAAGTATTTCGAGGGCAAGCCCCTGACCTACATCGATCTGGAGACGGGCGACACGCGGTACGTCTACGAGGAAAGCCAGAGCGATTCGCTGCTGAAGAAGTTCGCGGAGCGTATCCGGCCCGACCTGTACGGCGACCAAATCCAAGTCAAGGTGGACAACCGCACGACCCTCTATCTGCCGGAGGAAGTCATGGCTGACCAATTCGAGAAGCTTCTCGCCGCACAGGCGGACAAGACCCGGCTTATCCAGTCGGAAGGCCTGCAAGGCATGATGGACCGAATTGACGCCGCTGGTCGCACTCCCCCTATTGACGCGGAGTTCCACGAGGTCCATGAAGAGGATGACGATCTCGCGGGGCTGACCTAATGGTGACCATGGTTGCTGATGCTGTGATGCCCCAACCGGGCTCACAAACGCTGTTCCTCCAGTCCAGCAAGATCAAGGAAGTCCTGTTCGAAGGCGAGCGCGGCCCCGGCAAGACGTGGTCCATGCTGTTCGCATTCGCCCAGCACACCGGCAAGGGATACGGCTCACACTGGCGCGGCGTGATCTTTCGTCGCGAGAGCGGCGACCTCGACGACATCATCGAAAAGTCGAAGCGGGAATTCGGGCGGATTTACCCGGACGCGATCTACAACAAGACCGAGAAGACGTGGGTCTGGCCGGGCGGCGAGATGCTGACCTTCGCACACTTCTTCGACGAGAACGATTACTGGTCGTGGCACGGTCAGGAATTGCCCTTCATCGGATGGGAAGAGTTGACGACGTGGCCCTCGAACAAGGGCTATCTCAGCATGTTCTCGTGCAACCGTTCCGCCGGTCCGATTAACATGCCGCGCATCATTCGATCGACCACGAACCCGTACGGCGTCGGCAAGAACTGGGTCAAGCGCCGGTTCAAGCTCCCAAGCCATCGGTACAAGGTCTGGCAGGAAGTCGAGGACGATGGGCTGATGTCCCCGCCCCGTCTCGCCATTCCAGGATTTCTTATTGAAAACAAGATACTACTTCGCACTGACCCGCGTTATGTGCAGACGCTTAAGCAGTCTGCGGCAGGCAACCAAGAGAAGCTGAAAGCTTGGCTCTTTGGTGACTGGGACGCGGTGTCGGGCGGCATGTTCGACGACATCTGGAACGCTGGCGTCCATGTCGTCAAGCCCTTCTATATCCCGAACACATGGACGATCCGACGGGCGTATGACTGGGGCGGTGCCAAGCCCGGCTCGTACGGCCTATGGGCGGAAAGTAATGGTGACTGCGTCGAGGTTGGGCCGGGCAAGTATCACGGCCTCGTGCCCGGCGATAGCTTCCGTATCGGCGAATGGTACTCGACTAGCGGCCAAGAGGATGAGGGCCTGAACCTCACGCCTCTGGAGATCGCCAAATGCATGGTCGAGTGCGAGGAACGGGCGGGCGTCCGCGGTCGCGTCACGGCTGGCCCGGCTGACGTGAACATATTCGACAAGAGCCACGGGCGATCGATTTACGATACGCTCCGGGCCGACCCGTTCCATCTCCGATTCGACATGGCGGACAAGGGTCCGAACAGCCGGAAGATGGGCTGGCAAGTCGCGCGCGAGCGTTTGCTGAACTCCATTCCGGGTGAATTCGGAACACGTGAGCGCCCCGGATTGTTCATCTTTAGCACATGCACTCACTTCATTGATTTGGTGCCTACGCTGCCGCGAGACTTGAAAGACCCAGATGATGTTGATACAAAGAGCGAGGATCACATCGGCGACGAACTCCGTTACTACCTGCGGAGGGCTTCACGTCGCGCCGGACGACAGCGAGGATAACCATGGTTTCGCAACGCGATAAAGAGAATCCGGCGACACCGGGACTGTTTCACACGGTCATGGATGAGCGCTGGGACTTGGTCAATTCGCTGCTCGGCGGAACCGAGGCGATGCGTCTGGCCGGTACGCTGTACCTCCCGCAGCACAGCCGCGAGTACGATGAAGACTATCGCGAGCGCCTGAAGCGTTCGATCCTGATCAACTATTTCGACCTGACCGTGGCGACGCTGTCGGGTAAGCCGTTCACCGAAGCCCTGCAATTCGGCGACGACGTGCCGGAGCAAATCCGCGGCGTGCTCGTCAAGGACGAGTCCGAGAAGAGCGAGAGCGCGGAGAAGGACGTTCTCCTGACTGGCGGCTGGATCGAGGACATCGATCTGGAAGGCAATCACATCGACCAATTCGCGGCGCGCGTCTTCCGGGATGGTGTCTCGAAAGGGTACACTCACATTCTGGTGGACACCCCGGCGAAAGACCCGTCCCGGACGTACACCCTCGCTGACGAGAAGGCAGAGGGCATCCGCCCCTACTTCGTTCACATCCATCCCGAAAACGTGATCGCGGCCAACTGCGTCCGCCAAGACGGCGTCGAGCTGCTGACCCACATCCGCTGGTACGAATCGACCACGAAGCGCGACGGCTTCGCGGAAGTCGAAGAGCTGGTCATCCGCGAGATGACGCTGAAGACTAACGCGGAAGGCAAGCGCTACGTCGAGACGGGCATGTACCGGAAGCTGGAAGGCAAGACCGGCGCGTCCGCTAAGTCGTGGCAGAAGGTCGATGCCAAGCCCACTGACCTTGATTACATTCCGATTTTCACGTTCTACGCGCGCCGTGACGGCTTCATGGTTTCGAAGCCCCCGCTGCTTGATCTGGCGCACATGAACGTGCTGCACTATCAGCGTTATTCGGACCACATGAACGCCCTGACCGTGGCTTCGTTCCCGATCTTGGCCGCGTCCGGCGTCGCCCCGGAGGACGCGGGAAGCGTCACGATCGGTCCGCGCAACGTGCTCACGCTGGAAGACCCGAACTCCAAATACTACTACGTCGAGCATCAGGGTCTTGCCCTTACGTCATCCAAGGAAAACCTCGCCGATCTGGAGAACCAGATGGGTCTGTACGGCGCGTCGCTCCTGCGCAAGCGCCCGGACCGCGAGACGGCCACGTCGCGTTCTATCGAAGAGAAGAACACGTCGTCGGACCTTCAGCGTATGGCGTTTGGCTTCAAGGACACTCTCGAAAACTGCTTCAAGGCGATGGCCCAGATGGGCGGCGTCGGCACCGAGGGCGGCACCATCATGATCCACACCGACTTCGCGTTCGAAGGCGGCGACGTGGTCGATCTGCAAACGCTGCAAGTCGCGTACGACAAGCGCGCGATCTCGCGCGTCGGCTTCATCAACGAGCTGAAGCGCCGCGGTATTCTCGCGGAAGACTTCCACTCGGATGAAGACTTGGCCCACCTCGTCAAAGAAAAGCAGGAACAGATGGGCGCGTTCTACAATCCGAAGATGGCCGAGATCGGCGAACAGACCAAGGGTCAGCTCGCCGTCGCGGACAAGACCAAGGAAACGCAGCTCGAACTCGCGGACAAGAACGCGGAAGTCGCCAAGGAAGTCGCCAAGAATGGCCCGGTTAAGGCCGGGATCAAGAAGAAGGAATAAGCCATGACGCCGAACTTCGAACGCATCTTCGAACGTATGCTGGCTCATGAAGGCGGCTACGTCGATCACCCCAAAGACCCCGGCGGCGCGACCAATCTTGGCGTGACGCAACGGGTCTTCAACGAGTATCTGGCCGCGTCCGGCATCGCGCCGTACAGCGTCAAGATGATCACGCGCCAACAAGCCAAGGCGATCTTCAACGTCAAATACTGGATGGCCGTCAAGGGCGACAAGCTCCAGCACGGCTGGGATTATGCGGTCGTGGACTTCGCCTATAACTCCGGACCGGGGCGCGCGGTGCGCGTTCTTCAGACCGTTCTGGGACTGACCCCGGATGGCGTTGTTGGTCCGAAAACCGTTGCCGCGGTGTTCCACGCACCGAAGGAAAAACTGGCTGAATACAACGCGAAGCGCCTCGAATTCATGAAGTCGCTTGACCACTGGCCGACCTTCAAGAACGGCTGGACGGCGCGGGTTCAGGAAGTCGATGGGAAGTCCCAGATCGACTGGGAGCGCGGGCGCGGGGCTTGACGCGTTAACCATGTTCTGCCATTTTGGGGTCACTCGAAAGGCGTGAGGCCGGTCGGGGATCGTGGCGAGAGGCCACAGCACTACCCCAAAGCGCGAGGCAAAGGGACATGGAATACGAATTTGATTTCGACAATGGCATCGATTCACTCGATGGCGTTCCGGACGACCTGAAGCATTTCTACACCAAGGAAGGCTCAGTCTACAAAGTGGCCCCGACGATGGTCGGCGCGGCCAAGCGTATCAACGGTCTTTCGACGAACCTGAAGACCGAACGCACCAAGGTCACCAACAAGAACAAAGAAGCTCAAGAATTCCGCATGTCGGCGTCCGGCTTCAAGTCTATCGTCGAAGCTCTCCCCGATCTCCCGGAAGACCAGCGCACGCCTGAAGGCCTGAAGGCCTATCTCGACGCGCTCGCCGTCAAGGCAACCGCCGGTGGCAAGAAAGGCGACGACGCCGTGCGCCAGATCGAGGCCGTCAAGGCTGAGATGGCTCGCGACAAGGCCGAAGCCCTGAAGGCCAAGGACGGCGAACTCGCCCAGATGCAGGGCTCGCTCTTCAACTACATGGTCGGCGATGTCGCCAACTCGGCGCTGTCGGAGCACAAGGGCAACTCGCTCTTCCTGCGTCCGCACATCGATCGCCAGACCAAGGTCGTCAAGCAGGACGACGGCACGTACGCCGTCCGCGTTCTCGACGACAAGGGCGAGATTCGCTACAACGGCCAAGGCGATCCGATGACTGTTCCGCAGCTCGTCGAAGCCATGAAACGTGACGACAAATTCGCTCCCGCATTCGAGGGGCGAGTTGCAAGTGGGGGCGGCAATACGTCGTCCAAGAAGACCGACCAACGTCAAGCGAATACCGTCGATCCGACCCAGAAATCTTCGAAACAGAAGATCGCTGACGGCCTCCGTGCTCGACAGGCGGCGCGGGGCAGATAAGCTCTGCCATTAACCATGGACTTGACAGTCCATCAATGGCTTGGTACAAGAAGGGCATCGGTGCTTAGTGGCATTGGTGCCCTTTCCATTTTGGAGGGCCACACCGGCACTCCACGCCCTTAAGGGCACAGACAAAGGAATACAAACATGGCTGTTCTGTCAGAAGTTCAAGCAGGCCTCCTGACCCAAGACGAACTCGTCGCGGGCATCATCGAAGACATCATCACCGTGAACCAGATGTATCAGGTTCTCCCCTTCGACAACTACGAAGGCACGGGCCTGACGGTCAACCGCGAGAACGTCCTCGCTGGTGCTGGTCTTGCCGCGGTTGGTGCATCGCTGGCGGGCGCGGTCCCGGCCAACGGCATTCCGTCCATCGCCGGTGTCGGCGCGGGTACGAACTTCAAAGACCCCGCGACTTGGACGCAGGAAACCTTCACCCTGAAGACCATCATCGGCGACGCCGAAGTGAACGGTCTGGTGCAGGCTCAGCTTTCGGATATGACCGACCAGACGGCTTCGCAGATCGCCGCGAAAGCCAAGCAGGTTGGCCGTATCTACCAAGACCTTCTGATCAACGGCAACGAGAGCGTTTCCTCGCTCCAGTTCGACGGCCTGCTCGTCCTCGCGGACAGCCAAGTCGATGCGACTGGCGGCGGCGCTCTGTCCTTCATCGACATGGATACCGCCATGGATGAAGTGAAGGACAAGGATGGTGTCGTGGATTACATCGTCATGGCGTCCCGCACGCGCCGGGCCTACAAGGCCCTGCTCCGCGCTCTCGGCGGTGCCGCGATCGACGACGTTGTCACGCTCGAAAGCGGCGACATCGTGATTGCCTACGAAGGCGTCCCGATCTTCCGCAACGAGTACATGCCGACGGACCTCGGCGAAACTGCCGCCCAGACGGACACTGCCGTGATCTTCGGCACGTTCGACGACGGCACTCGCCAGTACGGTGTCGCCGGTCTGACCTCCCGCTCCAACGGCGGCATCATGGTCGATGAGATCGGCGCGCTGGAAGGCTCCGATGCCACGCTGACCCGCGTCAAGTGGTACGCTGGCCTCGCGCAGTTCTCGCGCAAGGGTCTGACGATCCTCGCCAACGTGACGAACTAATCTTCGCCACAGACTTGACAAATCGAGCCCGGAGGGTTTACCTTCCGGGCTCGATCCGTTTTTAGCCCAAGGAACCTGACCATGAAATCCGTGCCATTCGAAACCCGCGCCTTCTACGCCTACGGCCATCCGAAGAACCCCCGGACCCCGGCGAACAGCAAGATCGACCTGTCCGGCATTCGGATGATCGGCGGGTTCAAGTTCACCGATGGAGCCATGTCGCTCTATCTCCCTGCTCTGAAGTCGGAGCGCAATGCCGCCTACCTCGAACGGTTGTTCGGCATTCATAACGAGGTACTTCAACGTGTGGATGTTCCTACGCGGTCGCGCACCTTCTCACCGCAATCCGAATCTCAAGGCGTACTCGGCCTCATTGACGCGGGTGCTCCCGTCGCCGAAGGACAACCGACCGAGGGGAGCGGACCTGCTAAAGCCAGCGGTCCCGACGGAGCTGCACTGGAAGCCATCCGGGGGCAACGTGGAGTCAGTGGCGCGAAGAAAGGTTCCAGTGTCGCCACCCCGACAAAACTGGACGCCGCCCAACGGGCCGCGCTCTTAGGCAATGGTCCGGGCGCGGACAAGCTCAACATCAACGCCGACGATCTGACGTAAGCTTCGACGCCTGATCAACGTCACGCAAGGCCTGCCCTCACCGGCGGGCCTTGCACTTTACGGTCCCAACATGATACAGAGAGCTTGCCCGCATCCGGGCCGGAGGAACGTGAAATGAAAATGAATTGGCCGTATATCTTCGACCGTCTCAAGGAACTCAGCACGTGGCGTATGCTCGCCGCGGTCGCCGCTGGTGTTGGTGTCGTCGTCACCGCTGGACAAGTCCAGATGGTGTTCGGCGCTTTCACGGCGGTCGTCACCCTGATCGAAGCGTTCCAACCGGACGCCCCGAAAGCCTAAGTGACTGCAAGGCCCATCGAAAGATGGGCCTTGCGCTTCACAGGGCTAGATGGTAACCATATGGTCGCACAATCGGAGCCCCACCCTCATGGCCTTCACAGTTCAGGACGACAACGGTTCGGTCGCTGACGCGAACGCCTATATCTCGGTCGCCTTCTTCACGACCTATCACGCCGATCGCGCCCAGACTTACACGGGCGATACCGCGGCGATCCAAGCGGCCATCGTCCGCGCCACCCAGTATCTCGATACCCGCTTCACCTTCGTGGGCTATGTCCCGAACGTCGATCAGACGACCAAATGGCCGCGCCTGTCCGCGCGCGACAACAACGATCGCCTCCGCTACGACATCCCCCGCGAGATCAAGAACGCCACGGCAGAGTACGCGCGTATCGCGCTCGCCGCCACGCTCAACCCGACGCCCACGCGCGACGAATACGGTGTGTCGATCAAGTCGCGGTCGAGCCGCGCCGGGCCAGTGTCCGAATCATTCGAGTACGCTGATGGCGCTGTCTTCAAGATGCCGAAGTACCCCATCGCGGATCAATGGCTGATCGCTTCCGGCCTCGTTGAGCGCAGTGGCCGAATCAACAGGGGGTAAGAATGTCCGACCATTCGTCATTCGTCACCCTAGCTTCACGACTTCTCCAGAAGAACGGGCGATCGTCCACCCTAACGATCCGGACGACTACGCCCGGCGCGAACCCTTGGGACATCGCGGTCACGACCGACATCCCCCTTACGGTGATCATGATGTTCGTCCCGACCACGGTCAAGGACGATAAAGGCACGATCATCCCCGGCAACTTCCAGCGCTGCTATTTCGCTTCCGCGGATGCCGAAGCGGCTTACGCTGACTGGGTGCTGACCAATGCCCCGTCGCTGGATGACAGCTTGCCCATCCTGACGACCAAGGATGTGATCACGGACGGCGATCGCGAGTACCGCATCGTCCGCCTCGGTCAGCTCAAGCCGGGCGACCAATCCATTCTGTATGATCTTCTGGTCGCGGGGTAAGCCATGTCCATGAACTCTGCACAGGCACGCGTCGCGATCTACGAGCTTTGGGATGACGCATGGCAAGATGTCACCGGATGGGCCGCGCTGCCCGGCGTGACCGTTGAGCCCCCTGTCTACTACGACAATATCGCCCCTGACGCCGCGCCCCGGTCGGACGCTATCAAGGTGGAAGTCAGTGTGATCCATACTGACAAGCCCATGGATAGCTTTGGGAACGGTCGCCCCAACTACAGGGCCACTGGAATAGTGGTCGTGAAGTTCTACGTTCCCAAGGATCAAGGATTGACTTTGGCAGACAGTATGGTTAATATCGCCCGGCGAGCACTGCAAGGTGTCCGCGGTTCTTCGGGGCTGGTGCTCCGGGGTATGTCAAGCAACGAGGAAGGCGCGGCGGATCGCTGGTTTGTGGTTCGCACTGTCACCCCATTTGAATACGAGGATGCAAGTTAATGCCTTCCAATAAGATCGACAGCAATTTCACCGGCCTCCGCTTCGCTCCCGAAGCGGTCGGCTACATCGGCTATCTGCCGGGCGAAACCCATCCTGACGACGGCGTTCTGCCGGGCGGCACGCCCGAGTGGAAACCCCTCGAACCGAACTCGTACAGCGACTTCGGTGGACAGATTTCGACCGTTGCCCGCACGCCGATCACGGCGAGCCGTCAGCGCTCCAAAGGCGTGACGACCGATCTCGACGCCTCCGCTGGCTTCCAGATCGACTTCACGGAAGACAACATTCAAGACCTGATGCCCGGCTTCTTCTTCGCTGACTGGCGTCTGGCCGCGACCCCGCTCTACACCGGCGAGAACGCCGCGATCACGGGTACGGCTGTTATCGGCGGTGTCGCCCAGTCATTCATCGACGGCATCGACACCTTCTACGCTGTCGGCGATCTCATCCGCACGTCGGGCTTCACGAACGACGCCAACAATGGCGTGTTCGTCGTCTCGAACGTCAGCACGCCCGACCAGATCACGGTCACGAACCTTGCCAGCGGTGCGCCCGGCCTCGTGGTCGAAGCCAACAACGCCAACGTCAAGGTCCGCAAGGTCGGTCGTCGCTTCGCTTCTGCCGATCTCTCGGTCGATGTGAGCGGTGGCTTCCCGGCTCTCGACAGCGCCGCGTTCACGATGACCGGCCTGAACCTCGTGCCCGGCCAGTGGATTTACATCGGTGGCGACGCCACGGCGAACCAATTCGCGAACGCCAACAACAACGGCTTCGCGCGCGTCCAGTCCGTTACGGCGGGCTCGATCTTCCTCGACAAGACGCAGAACACGATGACCACGGACGCGGGAACGGGCAAGCTCATCACCCTGTTCTTCCCCGACCTGATCAAGAACGAAAACGACCCGACCCTGATCCTCACGAAGTCCTTCCAGTTCGAGCGTTCGCTCTCGACGGCGGGCTACGAGTACGTTAAGGGCGCGGTTGGCAATACGCTGGCGATCAACGTCGCGACGGCTGACAAGGTCAACATCGACCTCGCGTTCGTCGCCACGGATCACGTCGCTCAGGTTGGCCGCAAGTCGGGCACGTTCCCGGACATCGCGACTTCGGCCACGGCTTTCAACACGTCGTCCGACTTCTCCCGCATCCGCACCGCGGAAACGGGCGTCGCGGCTGACCCGCTGTTCGCCTTCATCACCGACCTGACGCTCAGCATCAACAACAACGTCACACCGGCCAAGGCCGTCGGCGTGCTCGGCGCGTTCGACATGACCGTCGGCGACTTCGTTGTCGAAGGCAACATCACTGCCTACTTCAGCGACGTGGCCGCGGTCAACGCCGTCCGCGACAACGCTGACGTGACGGTTGACTTCGCCCTGTCGAAAGACAACGCGGGCTGGGTGTTCGACATCCCGCTCCTGACCCTCGGCGAAGGCCGTCTCGCGGTCGAGAAAGACGCGCCGATCACTCTGCCCGTCTCGCTCGCCGGTGCGAAGCACGAAACCCTGCTTACCACGCTCATCGCGTGCTACTTCAACTACCTGCCGGATGCGGCAGCGGCATAAGGGCCTAGCCCGCGGGCTCTCAGAAGAAAGGGCGGCTAGGGGCCGGAGAGAAATCTCCGGCCCCTTTCATTTTGTCTATTGACCATAATCCGGCCCGGTGGTAGCCATTAACCCTAACGCTTCACAGCCAAGGGAATACCAACCATGTCCATGTACTCTGCCTTCAAGACCGACGCCAAGAAAGAGGCCGAAGGCATTTTCGTTGAATTCGGCGAGTTCCGGGTTCTCATCCGTCGCGCCGGTGGGGCGAACAAGCTCTACGCCAAGACGATGGAAAAGCTGGTCGCGCCGCACCGGCGTATGCTTCAGCTCGGGCAACTGGCCGAAGGCGTCATGAAGTCCATCCTCGCCGAAGGCTACGCCAAGGCGGTCATCATCGACTTCCAGTACAAGGTCGAGGATGTCGGCGACGGCCTGTCCGAACCGACGATGGAATGGAAGTCCGGCATCGAACTCGCCGACGGCACCATGGGCGAAGTGACCGAAGAGCGGGTCAAGGAAATCCTGCTCGACGTGCCGTTCATCTTCGACACGATCAAGGACGCCGCGGAATCGATCGCGTCCTTCAAGTTCGAGGGTGACGAGGCCGCAGTAAAAAACTAACCGACGTTCTCACCTACCATATGGTCCATGGTGAGAACGAGGTTCAGATCGCCACGGCAGCGGCCAAACGCCGTGGCGACATCCCCGACTTCCTGAAGAATTGCCCCCAACTGGAAGAGGGGCTTGAAATCTATTGGGACGCCTTCGGTGTCCTGACCACTACGCGTCTGATGGGACAGGGTTTTATCGGCCCTATCCCGTGGACTGCTATCATCCAGTATTGCGATCGCTACGAGCTGGACTTCGAACAGAGCGAGCGCATGATTGCTTATTTGCGGGCTTTGGATAAAGTGTATCAAGAACACTTCCACAGTCGGATAAAGGCATCATGGCAAAAAACCTCGCCCCCAGCCCCCTCGCCAGCTTCCAAGTCCTAGCCGACAATCTCCAGATTCTCAGCGACCGATTTCGGAATAACGTGGCCGTGATGGCGAAGAAGGCGGCTATCGTGGTCGTCGAGGCTGGCGCTGTCCGCACGCCTGTCGATACCTCGGAAGCCCGGTCCAACTGGACGCTCGGAACCTCCACGGTGACCGTCGTACGCCCACCCTACGTCTCGGGCAAGCGCAATCTGGGGATAGGGGAGCGCACGGCTTACCAGTCGGTCGTGTCCGCCGCTCAGCGCAACGCCAGAGCGATATCCACGTCGGCGGTGGTCAACGGTCGCCCGATCAACGTCAGCAACCCTACGCCCTATATCGGCCTCCTGAACGCTGGTTCTTCGCGTCAGAACCCGGAGGGAAACTTCGACGCGATTGCTATCCAGCTCGCGAAGGGGTACATCGAATCGTATGTGCGTACAGGCAAGCTATTGACTAATTTCGACGCAGTGTAGATTGTGCGGCATTAACCCTAACGGTGCTTAACGATGGCTACCCAGCCTATTGTCATTTCGGTCACGGTGAACGGCGCGAACAACGCCGCTCGCCAGATCACGAATGTCGGCACCGCCGCCGGTCGCGCGGAGCGTTCCGTCTTCAATCTGCGCAACCTGCTTCTCGGCTTCTCGGTCGTCTCGCTCGCCAAGGGTCTTCTGGCGATCACGGACGTTGCGACCCGACTGGACAACCGCCTCAACGTGCTGACCGGCTCACAAGCCCGGTCGAACGAACTCTTCCGCGAGCTGCTGAAAGTCTCGAACGATACGCGATCCGATCTGGAAGAGACGGTCAACAACTACGCGCGCCTCGAACGCTCTACGCAGGGGTATAACCTCACGGGCCGCGAGCTGCTTGATCTCACCAAGGGCATCAACCAGTCGTTCAAGATTTTCGGTAACACGTCGGCGGAATCCGCGGCGGCGCTGGTCCAGTTTACACAGGGCCTTAGCGTGGGCGTGTTGCGCGGCGACGAATTGCGCTCCGTTTTGGAACAGGCCCCGCGTTTGGCGAAGGCGATCGCGGACGGCTTGAATGAAATCCCGGAGGGTCAAGAACTCGCGGGCAAGTTCGGTCGTCTGTTCAAGGACTTCGAATCGGGCGCGATCTCGTCGGAGCTTCTGTCGGGTAGCTTGCGCCAGCTCGGCGCGACCGGCAAGCTGACCGGCGAGCTGATCACCAAGGCGCTGCTCACCCAGTTGGGCAAGCTCAACGAAGAGTTCGAGCGCACGACGCCCACGATTGAAGACAGCATCACGATCGTCAAGAACAACTTCATCGCCCTCGCGCGCGATCCGTCGTTCCGTCTTTTCGCCAAGTCGGTGGCGACGGCGCTGATCAACTTCGCGGAAGAAATCCCGAAGGTAGTGGACGCGATCAGGCCCTTCATCGTTATTCTGGCTGAAGGTGTCGGCCTTTTCTCGGACCTCATTTCGATCGGCGCGGAATTCGTCGGTGCCATCTCGGAGTTGTTCGTTAGTCTGGCTGAAACGGCGCTTGGCGCTTTCGGTGTCGTTGCAACCGCGGGTGAAGACTCGGGCGTCACGTTCTCGAAAGTGTTCGTCAACGCTTTCGGTATCATCTTCAATTCGTTCAAGACGGTCATAGACACTCTTGTCCGGGGTGCCGCTTTCATCGGCGGTTTCATCGCGGGTGTGGCTAAGGACATTTTCCTCGCATTCGACGTTGCGTTCGACGCTATCTCCGGTGCCGCGGAAGGCCTGATCAACTTCCTGATCGACGGCCTAAATGTGTTCAAAGGCGAAAGTGAAAAGATCGCCAAGGTCAATTTCACTTCGGACAACGACCAGTTCAAGAACGAATTCCTCAACCCTCTTGAAGCGGGTACTGATGCCGCGAACAAGATGAGCGCTGCGGTGGACAAGGTGTTCGCGCCGTTCGAAGTCGCGGGCGAGAAAGCTGGCAATGCGATCGTGGCTTTCAGCCAGCGTTCCGCGGACGCCCTCGCGAAGATCAGGTCGGAAGTCCAAGAAGTCGCCGACACCGTTAATGAAATTACCGGCGATGCTGAAGCACTGCCGGTAGAAACGCAGTTGAATGCGAATGACCAGCGCCGTCTGGACAGCTTCCTCGATCGTCTTGCCGATCTGCGCGAAGGCGCGGATAGCGGTGTAGAAGGTCTGCGCGAGCTGAAGCGCGCCCAAGAACAGTACGACAAGCTCGCGGGCAACGACGAGATCGCGAAGAAGCTGCAAGGCCGGTCCAAACAGGAAGAAGAATTCGCGGCGCTTCGCACGAAGTACAGCCTGCAAGCCGTGGCCGACCTCATGCAAGAAAGCATGGCGCAGGAAGACGCCGCGCAATCTTCACTGGATCACTATCGGGCGTATCGTCTGCTTACGAAAGCGCTCAAGGACGGCGACGACGTTACGCAAGCGCAGATCGACACGCTCGCCGCCCAGCTTAAGGTCGAGCGCGATGTCATCGACGCTCAGCGTGAGAAGGACAACATCCTCGACAGCCTGACGCGCAAAGCGGACCAGTACAACGCGGTCCTGAAGGCGACCAACGAGCTGTTGGGCAAAGGCACGATCACCGAACAGCAACAGGCTCAATTCCTGAAAGAGACGGACGTTGGCCGCGGCGTGGAAGACGCGAAGCAATTCGTCGCTGATGAATCGTTGAACCCTGAAGACAAGATCGCTCGCGAGCTGGAGCTGCTTCAGGCAGAAGAAGACGCGCGTATCGCTTTCATTGACGAGGCCGCACTTCTGAACCAAGAGAGGCTGGTGGAGTACGAACAACTCCGTCTCGACACGATCGAAGCGTACTCCAAAAAGGAAACGGAAATCCGTCTGGCGGCGCAAAGCCTCCAGTACCAGAACGCATCTTCGGCGTTCGGCGATCTCGCGGAGCTGTCGAAAGGCTTCGTGAAGGAAAGCTCGGGCGTATACAAAACGCTGTTCGCCGTGTCCAAGGCATTCGCGATCGCTGACGGCTTCGTGAAGCTGAACCAAGCCATCATGAACGCGTCCGTGTCCCTGCCCTTCCCGGCGAACCTCGCGGCCATGGCGCAAGTCGGTGCGGCTGGCCTCGGACTGCTGGCGTCTATCAAGGGCGCAGTGGCCCCTGACGTGGCCCTGAAGGACGGTGGCTTCGTTGTCGGCCCCGGCGGTCCGCGAGATGACGCGGTCAACGCGGCGCTCTCGAACGGCGAATTCGTCGTGCGCGCGGACGCCGCGGCCCGTAACGCGGACTTGCTGGAGGCGATCAACTCTGGCCGATTTAATTCTGGACAAGGCGGCGGTTTGACGCTAAACCTGACCCAGAACGTGAACGGCGTGACGGACGCGCAAGGCTTCCGCGCATCTGGCCGTCAAGTTGCACAGGATACGGCTCGCGTCGTCGAGCGCGCCATCGCGAGGAATAGTTAACCATGTCGTTCCATGACGTGCGCCTCCCCGTAGACGTTGAGCGCGGAGCCAGAGGTGGCCCCGGCTTCAACACTGGCGTTTCCGCGCTCGCTTCAGGCAAGGAACAGCGCAACATTAATTGGGCGCAACAGCGGTGTGCATACGATATTTCTTATGGCATTGGCTCGAAACAGCTCTACCGGGAAATCCTCAACTTCTTCTATGTGCGCCGTGGCCGGGCGTACGGCTTCCGGTTCAAGGATTGGGCGGATTATACGCTGACCGATGAGAACATCGGCACGGGCAATGGCGTGTTGACGGCGTTCCAGATCACCAAGACATACAGCGACGCCGCGGCATCGTACGTTCGCAACATCTACAAGCCGGTCAGCGGAACCATTCAAGTTTACAAAGCAGGCGTTTTGCAAACCGTGACTACGCATTACACCATTAACCATTCGACCGGCGTCATCACGTTCTTGGTCGCGCCGACGGGCGGACAGGCGATCACGGTCACCGGCGAGTTCGACGTTCCGGTCCGATTCGACACCGACAGTCTGGACGTGACCCTCCAGTGGGTCGAGGCCGGTCAGGTGCAAGGCATCCCCCTCGTTGAACTTCGCCCGGAAGATTTGGCCTAATGCGTCTTGTCCCAGCCCTACTCGCAACGCACCTCGATCAAGAGGTCACGTCGCTCGCGACGGTGTGGAAGATCATCCGTCAGGACAACGTCACGTTCCGCCTGACGGATTGCGACGTGCCGCTGACAGTGGCCGGGGAGGTCTATTCCTCGGTCAACTCGTATCAGCGTACCGCCATTGATACAGCGCTTGGCCTGCGATCCGACAACATGGAAATCAACGGCTTCTTTGATAACGCATCGATCACGCAACAGGACATCGACAACGGCCTGTTCGATGGCGCGGAGCTGCGCATCTGGATCGTCAACCATCTCGATACGTCGCAAGGCGTCATCGCGCTCATGCGCGGTAAGCTCGGAGAATTCGAACACACCGAAGAAGGCCTGTTCAACGCCACCTTCCGGTCGATCGCGGAAGCTTTTCGCAACCGTATCGGCAACAAGTCGTCTGCCACATGCAGGACCGAACTCGGCTCGCTGAAGTGCAAGGTGCCCGTCCAGCCGCCGCTCGTTCAACGTGGCCGGTCTTATGCCGTCGGCGACTTCGTGCGCGTCTTGACCAACGCTTCTGGCATCACTCGATACGCGGTTCCGTTCGTCAACCCCAGCTTCGAAAGCGCTCTCGGCGCGGAGTGGGATGTCGTCCAAGGCTTCGTGACGCGCAGTACCAACCTTGAAGGCATCGGCCCGTACGTCGGCTCCCAGCTTCTTCGTGGCGACACCAACGGCGCGACCAATCAAGTCGAACAGGTAGTCGATCTCGACACCATCGTGGGCCTCGATCTCGATCTCATCGACACGGGCCGTGCGACGATCTCTGGTGGGGCTCGCGCCCTGTCCGGCACGCTGACATCAGTCCCCAAGGGGCGCGTCGTGTACGAGCTTCTGGATGAAGCTGACGACGTGACGGCGGTCCTGCTCGACACCGACTTCATCACCTTCTACCCGCAACTGACGTGGGTCCAGCAAACCTACGCCGACAAGCCTATCCCGCCGCTGTCGCGCAAGCTTCGCGTCACGCTCTGGATGCAGCGCGACCCAGCGACGCTTTACGCCCGGATCGCGTTCGACGACATCCTGTCCGAGATCACGACCTACGCCAGCGGCTACGGGTTCCAGACATCGTTCGAGAACCGTATCTACGAATGCACCACGGCGGGCGCTACGGCGACTTCCGCGCCGACCTATGACACTGTCGTAGGCAACCCCACCACGGACGGCACAGCGGTCTTCACGGCCCGCGAGGCGTTCATGAGGCACGCCACGATCGCGACTGTCACAGACCGCAGGACTTTCACGATCACTGTGACAGAGAGCCGGGCGGTGGACGCATGGTTCGCCGACGGCTCAGTCACCATTGAGAGCGGGGCCAATCTGGGTAAGACCATTGAAGTCAAAACGTGGACGGATGCAGGGAACATTGTGCAGTGCTTCCTGCCCTTCGCTTTTGACCTTGCGCCGGGTGACCAGTTGCGCATCTCTCCGGGGTGTGACAAAACCAGACCGACGTGTCGTGACAAGTTCGTGATCACCGGATCGACCGACTTTGCTCTCGGGAATGTGAAGAACTTCCGCGGTGAACCTGACGTGCCTATCCAAGAAACGCTCCAACTGAAAACCGCCACTTCGGTCCAGCCGCGCGCACCGGCATCGTCCACGCCGCGCTCCGGCAGCAAATACGGATAACGAGAACCACATATGGGACTTCGGTTAGGCCTCGCGAAACAGAACATAGAAGTCGGCAAAGTCGAAGAGTTTGCTGGCGGCGGATCGTATGGGAAAAACATCCCGTACGTGTTCGGCTCGCGCGTGGTCGAGGGTATGCCGCTCTGGTTCGCGCCAATCGAAGAGCGCGTTACCAAGAAGTCCAAGAAGAAAGGCCAAATCCTCGGCATCGGCGGCACAAAGGTCACCACGACCACGTACGACTACTACGCGTCATTCGCCATGTGGTTTGGCGAAGGCCCGGCCACCAAGCTCGTGCGTCTCTGGATGGACGATCTTCTGGTGTTCGACGGCGCGGAAGTCGATCTCACTGACCCGGACATCGCCCCGTTCACCGTGTTTCAGACGCGCTTCGGCAGGCGTCAGATAGTCAACGAACAGTTCAAGATACAGCAAGAGAACCGTATCCCCTACACGGTCTATCTCGGCTCGGAAGACCAAGACCAAGACCCGACCATCGTAGCGACCGAAGGCGCGGCTAACACTCCCGCGTATCGCGGGATGTGCTACATCGTGTTCAATCGCGTCAAGCTCGAACAGTTCGACAACAAGATTCCGAAAGTCCGTGCGGAGTTCATCTTCGATGTCGGCGGCTCGGACATCAGCATCAGCGAGACGACGCTTGCGGTCGAAGTGAATGACCGCGCGCAATTGCAGATCGACTACAAGCGCGGCCTGATCTACACGATGAACGACGGCGTGAACGAAGTCAGCCTCGTCACGCTCGGCTTGGATGGCACGCTCATCCGCAGCGTGACGTACCCCGATTCGCTGGACGAGGGTTCCGTCGTGATCGACATGGAATTCAACCAGCACTACTCGCGCCGGGGTACGGGTGGCATCAGACATAACTCGTTCACCGGCGCTGCGGAATACACGGACCATACCAACACCAAGCCACTCACGGGTCGTTTCGGCGGCACGATGCTGTACGCTTCACCGGGCAGCACGACGCGTTTCCTTTTCACGTCGGGCAGGACATCGTCCTCGATCCACAGGGACATCGCGTCCCACAACATTGAGGTCGGCCAGATCGCCAACATCTCCGTCTCCACGACTGGAGGCATGACTTCATATGTAACTCCGACTGCCCCGAACGACGCGCGCTTCGGCTTCGCTTACTACATCACCGGCGGTGTACTTTCCATGGTACGTTGCGACGGTGCGAACGGCACGTTCAAGTCCGACTATGCGACGATGCTCCCCGCCGCGTTCAACCTCGACAGCTTCGACGTATCGAGCGCTGCGAAGATCGGCTGGGACGATGGCAATGACCGCGTTGTCGGATTTGTCGCCGGTATCAAGAACAGCGTGTCGGTTGTCCGCATCTTCGCGTGGTCGGAAGCGACAGGCCTTGCGTGGGTGACCGAAGTTCCGTTCGGCCTGTTCTCCACTGAAGAATACAACATGACCTTCCCGCGCCTGAATGGTGGGCGATGGGCGTGGACCAATGGCTCGCAAATCTGCGCCGTCGAGCTTACGGATGGGAAGATCACGACGCAATACGACGGCGTCAACAACGGGTACGTCGGCATCAGCGGCACAACGCTGTCGCAGGCGTATGACGACAGCACGAACAAACTGTATATGCTCCAGCGCAACGCTGCTGCACCGGACGATCTGCAAGTCATCCAGCTTTTCCTCGGTGAACAGACGGGCTCTTCGCTGTCGAGCATCGTCCGTAAAGTCGCGAGCGAGTGCGGCTTGGTCGAGGGATATGACTTCGATGTCAGCGCCATCGACGACATCCCTGTCCCCGGATACCTGATCTCCAAGACGGATGAGGGCAAGAAGCATCTCGATCCGCTGCTGGAGTTCTTCCAGATCAACGTGGTCGAGCGCGACCATCGTATCTATTTCGAGGAACGTCAGACCGTGTCGCTCGACACGCTGACCACGGATGACATGCTGTCCGGCAGCAAGGGACAGGTGTTCAAGCGCGATCGCCAAGAAGAGAGCGCGCTCCCCCAGACCTACGAAGTCGAGTACGTGGACCGCATCCGCGACTACGAGAAAGGCATCCAGCGCGCCAGCCGCGTGAAGTTCCCTATCCCAACGACGGCGTCTACGAACACCGAGAACTTTGCGATCGACATCGCGCTCAATCCGTCCGATGCCAAACAGCAAGTCGAGAAGCTGATGTACGCCTCGTGGATCGAGCGTAACGCGTATGAGTTCGGCCTGCCTCAACGGTGGCTCGCCTTTACACCGGGCGATCTCGTGACCTTCGTACAGCCTTCGGGCTATACGAGCGATATCATGTTCGACAGGCTCGCTATCGGCGCGGACTTCACGATGAAGGCGAACACCGTCGAGCAATCGACCGGGATGTACGTTTCGTTCGCTACCAGCACCACGGGTAGCTGGAACGATCCGCCCATGTACCTGTCCGCCCCGTCCGAACCGTTCCTGCTCGACATCCCGTTCCTGACGGATGACGACGTGCCGACGACCGACAACCTGTCCATCGGATATTGGGCGGGCTCGGACTATGGCGCAGAAACAAACTCTTGGCCGGGCGCGTTCATTCACCGCTCGTACGATAACCTGATCTATACGCAGTTGGACGCGCGTGTGAACCGCTCCAACTGGGGAATCCTCACGTCGGCGCTCGCCGCGCCCGACAGCCCGTGGGTCACCGACAATACCAACGTGGTCAGCGTCTTCATGAACTCCGGCTATCTGGCCGCGTCCGAGTACACGATCTCGAAAGACGACATGCTGACCGGGCTCTACAACCGCGCCGTTATCTGCCATGCGGATGGCACGTTCGAGCTGATCTACTTCTCCGAAGTCGTCGAAGTCAGCGATCGTGCGCTGGAGCTTCATTCGCTTCTCCGTGGCCGTCGTGGGACCGACACCAATCTGGTCGCCGCGGCTGGCGATCGTATCGTCTTCCTGTCGGATGGACTGTACGACGACGACATTTCGACCTATGGCATCTTCGCCCAGCCCATCGCCCAGACGCTCGCTGATGACCAGTTCTACAAGGTCGTGACGCGCGGCCTTCTGGTCAGCGAGACGCTGGCTGAAACGACCAAATACACGTGCGCCGATCTCAAGCCGTATGCCCCGGATCATGTCACTGCGTTCCTTGACACCATTGGCGATATCGTCATCAACTGGGAGCGCCGTACCCGCATCGGCGGCGAGATGGAAGACTTGATTGACGTACCACTGTCCGAAGAGACTGAGGCGTACGAGATTGACATCTACAACGTCGCGGGTACAACTGTCCTCCGGACGTTGACTTCGACGGTGTCTCAGGTGGATTACCTCGCCGCCAACGTCCTTACGGATCAACTGACTGCAACTCCGGCCACGCTCAAGGTCGGGGTCTACCAAATGAGCGCAACAGTCGGACGCGGCTTTGGCCGCATAATCACGGTCGAGGTCGGATAATGACTACCCCCATTCTCAGCATTGCTGAAGTCTCACAATCGCAGTCCAACAAGGAAGTGACGATCAACGAGGCCATCCGTGCGCTTGAAGAAGCAATGCAGGCAACTCGCACCGCCGCGATCGTGGCCGCAACGACGCTGACGACCGCGCAGTTCACCGACTTCTTCCGGCATGTCTTCACTGGCACGTTCGGCGCGACGACGGTCACCGTCCCGAACACTCAACGCCTGTTCTACGTCCTGAACAACACCAACGGAAACCTGACGATACGTGCAGGGTCGTTTGCTGTTACGGTTGTGATCGAGCCCGGTCAGGGGCGGTTGCTGCATTGCGACGGGTCGGATGAGATCACCGAAGTCGGCGGATCGAGCGCTGGCGGCAACGACCATCTCGTCTCGCTGTTCCTCGCGGGCGCGGGCGTGGACGAGAGCAAAGACCTGACGTACATCTTCACACGGGCTGTCGATTTCCCGTTGAACCTGACGGACTCGCGCGGTCACGCGGCCACTGTCCACACTGGTTCGTTCGATGTCACTATAACCCTCAAGAAGAACGGCGTGGCCTTCGGGTCGGTCGAATTCTTCACCAGCATCAGCACCGCCCACTTCGCTGGCTCGGCCACGAGCTTCGCCGCTGGGGATCGCCTTACCTTCTCATGCCCGGCGGCGTTCGAAACTCTGGCGGGCATTGCCATCACTCTCGTTGGTGAGATCGTAGCCTAATGGCCGCTGGTGTATTTTCCAAAGTTGTCCACTTCACTACGCCCGCTTCGACGGGCGACTATGATGTTACGGACGTAGGCATCACAGAGACGCCGAAGCTGGTGATCCTGATCGGTGGCGCGTCTGGAGCTGGCGAAACCATCGACGCGCGCTTCACCATAGGTGCGTACGATGGCACGGATCAAAACTTCAACGCGGTGTTCGCCCAAGATGGCGTGCCCGCATCCAACACCGACCGTCGTCGCAACACAGGGCAGATTTACCGCAACGTCGAGAACACTGCGTTCCTCGCCGCTTCCGCTGTGTCCTTCCTATCGAATGGCGTGCGTCTCAATTTCGCAACGACGACGGTTGGCCGTCGCATCATGGCTATCTTTTTCTGGGGAGATGACTTCTCCGGGAAAGTCGGCACGATCGCTTACGGCACCGGCACTTCGGCGATTGCGGTAACGGGCCTCGGCTTCCAGCCTAACGCTGTGCTATTCCACGCCATCGGACAGGGCGCGGCCAACACGGCACTCGGCCTCGGTGTGATGACGCTCGGCATGGCCGCGGACAACAGCGGGGGCATCCAACGTCGAGGCTTCTTCCTGTTCTCGACAGAACCGCGAGGCGCTGGCCCCGGTCCGTCGTTGTTGATCGACGACACAGTCGCCAACGGCGAACTCTACGGCTCCAACAACACCGGAGACGCCGACCCCGGCCTTGTCATCGCGTTCAACTCGTTCGACGCAGGCGGGTTCACCGTCACTCCGGCGATAAGCACCGGCAGCGTGACTGGGGCTTATATTGCAATGAGGTTCGGCGGGCGCGACGTGACTCTGACGAGCATAGCTTCGCGCACGACGGTAGGCATAGACACCATCTCTCTTGGCTACCAACCCGAATTCTGTTTCGGTGTATCGACACGTCTTCCGAGTTTCAACAGCGTGGTCGAGCTTGGGAACGACGCTTCCAACTGGAGCGTGTTCGCTGCGGATGGAGACAATGTCCAAGGCGCACAGGCGCTCGCCGAAAGATACAACACGGACCCGACCCAGTGTAACGAGTGGCTGGATCAAGACAACATGATCCGCATCGGATCGTTGTCCGATCCGGGCATAGAAACGAACCCGCTCGTGGTAGCCCAGATGACAGCCGTGGCCGATGGTATCGAGCTGAACTACACGACGGTGAATGCGACCGCTCGCCAAAGCTGGATGTTCTCCGTCGAAGGTGAAGCACCTCCCGCATCCCTCTACGCCGCCAGCCGATTCTTCTTCAACTAACGAGACGGACATGCCGAAGCCTATGGATCGACCCGGACGCGCATTGTGGGCAGCTCAGCCGGACCCTGACTACGAGGGTAAGGCGGTCATATGCATCGGCGGCGGTCCGTCGCTCAAGGGCTACGATCTGGAGCCTTACCGGCACATTCCGACTATATCGGTAAACCAGTCGTTCGAGATCGCGCCGTGGGCCAAGTACCATCTGTTCGCTGACCGCCGCTGGTATATGTGGAACCAACAGGCCGTGGACGCGTCGCCGTCGATCAAGGTGACCGTCGGCAAATCGCTGTTCCCGGACGGGCTCGACTTCCGCCGCATGATCCGCGACAAGGACGCCGGGCTCTGCCACGAGCGGACGCATCTGGCGGGCATCGACAGCGGTTGCGTGGCCGTCAATCTGGCGTTCCACCTTGGCGCTTCCCGGATCATCCTGCTCGGATATGACAGTGGGTACAGCGAGACGGGCGAAAGCCACTACCACAACAAGCACCAGACGCCGTCGAATCCGATGTACTATACCGACCGCTACGGTCCACGCCTGTCCGGCCTCTGCCAGAGGCTCAGGGACGTGGGCGTGCCCGTGGTGAGGGCAACACCGCCCGGACGGCCAGATATCCCCTACGTGGCTCTCCCAGAGGCTCTGACGGCCCCTCTGCCCCCATGCGAAGGGCTCATCTCGACTTTTGTGCCTTAAGGTAGGAAATAGCAGCTTCCAGAACGACCGGAGTTCTTAGGTATCCGATTCCGAGATTGCACTTGCGGCACAGCAATCCCCTGACAACCCCAGTATCATGGTCGTGATCAATGCATGGCTTGGTTTCTTCAAGTTCAAAGGGCGTGTGGCATATCGCGCAAGATGAATTTTGGCGGGCCATCATGCCGTCGTATTGGACTCGGGTCAGCCCGTACTGCCGGAAGAAGTTCTTTGATCTCCACTTCGCCTGATACGCGTTGTACTTCTCGCGGTTATTGACCCGCCAAGCGGTTATCGCGGCCTTGTTCTTTTCTGGATCGGCGAAGGGCATTCGGGCTCTGTACCATGCTTGACCTTTTGGGTCAACGAGTATATTCAACGACCATGATTTCCAAGGATGACAGACACCATTGGTTGTTCCGTCGGCGTTACCTGTTTGTGGTAACGGCGTTCATCATGCTTTTGATGGGCTGGTCAGCCCTTGGCATGGCCGGAGATAGCCTCGGTGAAGTCATCCTGACCAACGGCTTCTGGACGCTCGCGGCCCTGACCGGCACCTACGTTTTCGGTGCCACGTGGGACCATGCGAACCAGCGGAAGTTCGGAAAGACCAACGAACCGGCCAGCGAACCGGCCAAGGGATAGACCATCATGCCTATGTGGATCATCAATATCGGCTTATGGATCAAGGGTAACCCGATCCAAGCCCTGCAAATGCTTGCCGTTACGGCGCTTATAGGGCTTGCGACATGGTGGTATTTCGACTATACAGGGACCAAGCGTGAAAACGCGGACCTGAAGGCGAAAGTCGAGCAAGTCGAAGCCAACTACGAAGCGGCCAAGACCCGGATCGATGACTTCGTTTTAGCCCAAGAAAAGTTCGATGCTGATCTGGAAAAGCTCCGGCAATCTTCGATCCAAATTCGCGGCCAAGTTCGTGACGCACTGAAAGGCCTGAAAGCCGCGGAGATCGAAAGTGAGTTTGCAAATGATCCCTCTGGCGCTGAAGCCGCTCTTAATCGGCGCGTTGCTGACCTGTTCAGCATGTTCGAGTCTGTCACCGGCTCCCGCGCCGCTTCCGACCCCCGCTAAGGCCATCCTCCCCCTTCCGGAGCCCGTCATCACGCAGGACGTGAAATCCTATCTGCGCGTCGGCCCCAACGACATCCCGAACTCCGGCGGTGACGTGTTCGTCGTCTACCCGGCTGGCGAGCACGAAAAGCTGATGGAGAACATCGCCGAACTATACCGCTGGGTGGCCGAAGCCATGGCTCAGCTCGAATTCTACCGCCAGCGAGAGGGATCGTAATGTCCGAAGAGCCTGAACAATCCGCCAGCTTCGTTGAGCGGCATCTCCAGACGATGATCATGGCCGCGCTCGGCGCTGTCTGCGCGTGGATGGCTATGACCACGCAAGGCCTGACCGTGAGCGTCGCCACGCTGACAGAGAAGGTATCGAACCTTCAGGCGCAAATAAGCGAACAGGGTGACAACAATTTCGAGTCCGAGATCGCCGACTTGAAGGCCCGCGTGTTCGTTCTGGAAAAGTCGCTCGACGCCAATTAACTATTGACTTGCGACTTTGACGCAGTCATGGTGCGCCGAAGTCAAACAGGAGCCGACATTGGGATCGACGACCAATTTACGCGTGCTGAGTGAAACTCGCGCGCTGATGGACCAGCACGGCTCAACGGACAAAGTCGCAGAGATCATGGGCGTGTCGCGCCGCGCGATCCGGGAACGCCTCGCCCAGTCCGCCGACCTGAAGGTCAAGCCCATGTGGGGCGGCTCGAAAGAGGGCAAGGTCAAGATCGAGAAGAAGGCGCTCCCCAAGGGCTCCAATATCAGCCGGTACATCGTCACCAGCGCCCAGAACAATACCGCGATCCACGACGGCTTGTGGGCCAACCTTGAAGCGTACGCGGATGATCTTGGCGCGGAGATCATGATCTCCACCTTCACGTACAACCACAACGCGTTCGGCGAGATGTCCGTCAAGAAGGGCACGAAGGTCGAACACCAAGACCGGCTCTGGTATGACCCCCGCATCGTCCCCTTCATCGTCGATCGCCGCGTAGAGCTTGCTCCGGGCCTCGCGTGGTGCGGCGAGACGAACATCCTCCCCACCAAGGTCCATCCTCTCACCGGCTACGAGACGTACACTGGACGCAAGTCGGGCATCATCCCGCACGCCAAGGTCGCCATGCAGTCGATCGCGTCCAGCAAGCACGAGCCGACCAAGTTCATGTACTCTACCGGCGCTCTGACGCTGAAGAACTACATCCACAAGGACGCCGGGCTCAAGGCCGAATTCCATCACAGCTTCGCCGCCCTGATCGTCGAAGTGGACAGCGACGGCGACTGGTTCGTTCGCCAGCTCTCCGCTGACGACGATGGCAACTTCCAAGACCTGAACAAAGTGGTCGCCGATGGCAAGGTCCGCACGATCAAGCCGACCAAGGCTGACCCCAACATCGTTCTCGCCCTCAACCCCGGCGATGTCCACCACGCGAAGCTGGAAGACTGGATGAAGTCCCTGTTCTGGGGCAAGAACGGGATCAAGGACCAGCTCCGTCCGGCTTACGAGTTCGAGCACGATCTGTTCGACATGGACCGGCGATCGCACCACGATATGAAAGACGCTCACCAGATGTACGACAAGTACATCCGCGGCAAGGACAAGGTTGAGGATGAGGCGCGCGAGTGCGCCCTGTTCCTCGCCAACGAGGTCTATCGCCCATGGTGCGAGACAGTGGTCGTCGATAGCAACCACGATGAAGCGCTCGAACGGTGGCTTCGCGAAGCTGATTATCGTACCGACCCGCCGAACGCCCTGTACTTCCTGAAGCTCCAGCTCGCCAAGTATGAGGCGATCTCGCGCGGAGACGATGACTTCCACCTTCTCGAATACGCGCTGAATCAAGTCTGCGACACCAAGGCCCGCTTCCTCCGGGAAGACGAGAGCTTCGTTATCGCACGCGAGTTCGGCGGCGGTATCGAGTGCGGCAACCATGGGCACCGAGGCTCGAACGGGGCGCGCGGCGGCACCGCTAACCTTTCCAAGATCGGACGCAAGGCCAACTACGGCCACATCCATGGCGCGGTCATCATGCTAGGCGCGTGGTGGGCTGGCGTTATGGGTGCGCTCGATCAGGGCTATAACAAAGGCCCGTCCAACTGGTCGCACAGCTTTATCGTGACCTACGCCAACGGCAAGCGCGCGATGATCACGATCTGGAACGGTAAGCCGTGGGCAGGATTCAAGCAGCGGTGATACAAACTGTCGGCACAGTGACTAACATTGCCGACGAATAGTAACACTGTGACTGTTAGTGTCAGGCCGGACGGTTAAACTGCTTCAGCGGATGGCCGTTCGGCAGCATTTGAACCTGCTCATCCACGTTCGTCCTCGCCGCCATGTACCGATGGAAGCCTTGGCCGCGGCTGGTCACGCACCGTATGTTCACGAAGTCGGGGTCGTCGATCGTGTCTGCGACGTGCAACAGGCCTGCGTAGCTGAGAATGATCATGGAATTGTGGGCTACCCGCCCCCTGACGCGACGCGTCTTCTCGCCCCGGCTGGTTTCATCCACAATGGCGAACAGGATGAGCTTTTCCTCCGGGCGAAGGACTTTGTATTGCTCGGCATAGGGTAGAGGCGGATTGCGTTTCATAAACGAATGGAAGCATGAACCATGCCAAGCCGTCAAGCCTAAACGCGAAACGCCCCTCCGACCGGGGCCAGAGGGGCGAGCGCAAGGGCTACGAGGACCAGTCGCAGCGCGTTAACCATATCCGGGATTAGCGGATTTCGCAAGCCCCGCCAGCGCACGCCAGCTCTTGACTTCCGACGGTCATGTCATCTTCCTCGACCATATCGTTCCAGACGACGCCGACCGGCTGTTGACTTACCAGTCTGTCATAACGGTCCTTGGTGATCGATTCGTAAGGCATTTGCTTGTAAGTCCCGCCATCGTGGGGCAGGAAGCTCAGCCCGCCGCAGATGTCGAAGTTCTTGTAGACCCAAGCGCCGACCGCCAGCCATTCGTCTTCCCGGATATAGACCGTGGTCGAAGGATTGTGGTCACACCAGTTTACAGCGTACGTCTTCCAGAATTCGAGCTGTTCGATGGCCGTCATCTTGGGCTTGTCCGCCGCCGGGGATTTGATCGGGAATTCGATCACCATGGCGGCAGGGTTCATCTGGTCAGCTTCCATCATGAAGTTCTTGTCGAACATGAACTTCGTGAGGGGGTCTTTAGCGTCATTGCGGACGCGCCTGACGTAGTATTCGGAGTGCCGCTCGTGGATGCCGCTCGCGCTGTCAACGAGCTGGGAGACGGTCCCAGACGGCTTCACGCACGTGATGGCGGCAGAGGGATTGATCCCGATCGCGGCAGCTTCCGCCTTGTTGGTGTCGCGAGCCAGACGACGCAGCGCGCCCAGCATCCCGGCGAGGAACGTATTGTCCGGCGACAGGATCGCGGCATCGTGGATGCCGGTGATCGACACGCCAAGCAGACGTTCTTCCTCGGCGTTCTCCTGCCACTTCTTCCGGATGTAGCGGTAGTTCGTCAGCGTCGATTGCCACGTCCCAAGGATGGTCGCGAGGCGGACCTTGCGCTCCAGAGACATTTCCGAATCGTCGGCGCGGGCGACCACTTCCGTCAGGTTGCAGAAGCCCATCGATCGCAGGATGATCTCGCCGCAAGGGTTCGTGCCGAACTCATGCTTCTCATCACGCCCAGTCTCACGGCACTTGGCCTTGGCAGCGGCGCGGTTGAAGATGCCACGCTCGCCAGACTTGGACTTATACAGCGCCATCCATTCGTCCATGAACAGCGCCATCTCGGGCTTGTCCTTATAGGCGACGGAGTTGTTGGCGAGCTGACGGTGGCCGGTCTTCTCCCACCATGCGCCAGACTTGGCCTCGCGCATACGAAGGTCGGACAGGTTCGAGAGCGAGATCAGGGCCGACCGGCGGACGCCCCCAACGACGACCACGTCAGCGATATAGCAGACGATGTCATGGACTTCGATGCTTTCGAGCTGGCGACCGGCGGCGTTCTTGAACATGGCGACGGTGAAGTCATACAGGCGACGCAGCGGAGCGGGGCCGGAGGCGCGACCGCCGAAGGTCTTCAGACGGGCTCCAGCAGGGCGTACGCCGCTGTCATCCCATTCCGGTATCTCGCCTGCCCAGAGCGCAGCGATGAGCTGCTTGTAGGCCTTGGCCCAGCCAAGCTTGCTGTCGCCGACTTTGATCGCGTAACCGGCGGGATGGAATTCCTCCGGCACGGCGGGGAGCTTGCTGACGTGCTGACGCTCAACGGAGAAGCCGACGCCAGTGCCGCACATGAGGATGTATAGAATTTCGTCGAAGGCGCGCGGATGATCGACGGCGATGTACGAGCAATTGAAGCCCGCAATGTGGTCGCGATCAAGCGCTTCGCCAGCGGTCATCAGCGCCCGCATCGACGGCATGATCTCCAGCTTCAGGATCGCCATCGTGATCTCGGCGACAACGAACGGATCGGCAGTGTAGCCGTGTTGCTTGTGCAGGTGCGAAACCATATACTCCATATAGCGTACGACGGTTTCACCCCAGCTCTCCCGACGTTTCTTGTCATCGAGATACCGGGCGTATCGCGACTTGTGAATAAAAGCTTGGTAGTCCGTTGGGAGTTCAACGGAGGTGATGTCGTTCTGCATGGTGAAGTGGTTCCTTAGAAGCTGATGCCCGCCGCGGCCCGTAGAATATCTTCGGGTTTTGCGTTCGGTGCGATGACGGAGATGTCCGACAGATGCCGTTCGTTGGTCCGCCAGATCGACTTTTCGCCGTCTAACCGGAGCTTCCCGATGTCACATCCACGGATGAGGTAGACTTTCATCTTAGCCGCCATCCCAGTTTTGATCAAGACCCAAGCGTTGCCGCCAGCGTTCCAGCGCGACTTCAGCCAGCCCGGCTGTGCCTTGCGGAAGGTGATCTCGACTTCATCGCTCGTCTTGAAGGTGACGCCGCGTTTCAGCTCGATCTTGAACGCCGATCCTTTGTAGCATCCGTCAACGTCAGGCGTACCCGACCCAACGCTGTTCTCCACACGTTCGGCGTGCAGTTCCTTGATCGTTTTCCAGACGGGCTGAATCCAAGCCCATAGTCCTGCGTCAATTGCCATGTGGTTCCCTTACTGCGGTTTGTGGAATGCGAGGCCGTACACCGTCTTGCACAGTTCGGTGATCGTGCCGTCGTTGGTGACTTCATAGTGGACGGGGAGATGGGGGATGTCCCGCTCGCTCGGGTGAAGGTCCGGCCACGTGTCGGGATGCGGATCGGTGGCCGGGCGGCGGATACGGATGAGGATGCCGTTGTTACGCTCGACGATCGCCGCTTCATTGAAGAAGCGCATGTCGGCGGTGACCACGAGGCGCTTGCCTTGGCAGCGAGCGGCCCACAGGCTTGTCCAGAGTTCGTCGGCAATCAGGTTGCGACCCCATTCGGTGCCAAGCTTCTGCATCGCGTAGCGGGGCGAGCGGCCACAGAGAAGCGGGTGGGGCTCTTCCTTGAGCTTGCGGTCCTCGATCTCTTCGGTCGTCAGGCCGATGGCACGCATCATGTCCTTCAGACCGTCAGCGAATTTGATGCCCTTGAAGCCGTAGTTCTGGATGAGGTATTCGGCGGCAGTGTCCTTGCCCGATCCGATGAACCCGGTGATTCCGACGATGTGGGTCATGTGGTCTTCCTTCTTGCTTGGGGAATGGTTAACGCGGCCTCGCGACGGCGTCAACAACTATTTCAAATCAGGCCGCGCATTTCGATGATCGTTTTCAGACCAAGCCCGGCCACTTGCTCACGAATATCAATCTTGAACTCTTGAGCTTCTAGGATGTACCCGAACACTGAGTTCTCGACTTCAAAGTCAATGATGTCGATCGTCTTGCCGCCGACCTTGGTCGCGCGCTCGTCGGCCTGTTCGCGCACGACGATGTCGAACGTGTGCGACATCCAGATAATAACATCGGCAGAGGACAGGTTGAGGCCGATGCCTCCACTCTTCGGCTGGCCGATGAAGACCGCGATTTCGGGATTGTTCATGAAGCTGTCGATCGCCGACTGCTTCTCTTGCTTGCTCATCCCCGTGCCGAAGTACGTCACGTGCGGGATATCGGCCTTTGTCAGAACCGCGGCCATCAGTTCGAGATCGTGGGTGTAGTTGGCCCAGATGATATACTTCTTGCGCTTGATCTCGCCTTTGACCGGCCCGTCCTCTTTCGTGACCGGCGATCTGCCTTCGGACACTTCGTTGAGGATCGCTTGCACGAGCGGGTTCTGGCCGGGCTCGATAATGTCATGAGCAACGCTATGCTCGTCGTAATACCAACCGCCCGCGATCTGCGCGAGCTTGCTGAGAAGTCCAGCGCCGCTGACTTCGTACTCGTTTAGCAGACCGTCCTTCTCGACCTTCTTGTAGAGGTTCTTCTGCTTGTCGGTCATCTCGACCACGCGCCGGATGCGATTGAGCTTCGGCATGTCGTCGCAATCTTCGCGTCGCACGATGGACGTGTACTTAGCCTGACGCATGGCTAGGTCTTCAAGGTTCTTGTACCCGGTGATCTCTTGGTAGCTTCGACCGTCACGCGTGTTGCGCGTTACCTCGGTCGCGATATGCGCCTTGAATGCGCCGTGCGTCTTGAACCCTAGCGCCGACGGTTCGAGGATTTCATACTGGCCCCAGATGCGGAGCGGCGTGTTACCGCCAATCGATCCGGACATGATCCGGACCCAGTTGCACGCCTTGCCCAGCGCACGGGCGACGCGCCCACGCGACGATGATGGCGATCCGAACATATGGCATTCGTCGATCACCAGAAGCACGCGGCCATGGCGTGCGCGAATCATGTCGGTCAGGTACTTCTTGCCATTCTCGGTGCGGATGCTGTCCGACCCGATGGCGAAAATCTGGAGGCGACCGTTGTATACCTTGGTCGTCATAGTCTGTGCGAATCGGGCCTTGTAGCCCTGATTGCCAGCGGCGGCGGGATTGTAGATGAAGGTCGAAGCGTTGCCAGCGAAGTGGACGGGAAGCTCGCGCTTGATCCAGTTCGTCTGGACGCCATCGGGAGCGATGACTATCATCGCCTCGATCTCACGCCCACGGTGCAGGTAGTCGGCAAGATCGAAGATAGCCTTCGTCTTTCCAGTCCTCATCGACCAAGCCATCGCACGCTTGCGCTCGTTGCGGTTCTCTTCGAACTCGCGAGCTTGGTGCTTGTATGGCTTGGTCTTAGAGCGGTATGGAGGCTCTGTAATCACCTGCCGTAGTGAGCCTTCACAGCACGAATGGAATGAGAGACGGTTGTGTGATGAATTGCATGACCGCCGCTGCCAATCCACTCACGGATGTTTTGTTCAGCATCATCCACCAGCAAATTTGGGGCGTCCACGAAACCATTTCGCGTAGCATAGTTCACCTTGTCCTTCCGCTGGCAGATGATGACACGCTCATGCGGAATGTGCAGAGTGTTCCGGGCGTATTCCAGCTTGACGCGGCGGATCATGTCTTGGGTTTCGTCATCCTTCGCGAAGGACGGAAGCGCAGTGAGAAGATACGTTTCATCTCGCGCGAACGCGGCGGCGATCAGCTCGTGAGCGCCCGGCGTGACCGGCATCGTCAGCCAGAACTTCTCTGTCCGCATGATGTCATTGGTGGCTTTCTGGATGTCCTTCTGTTCCTGCGTCCACGTCGCCGGATCAGTTGTGTACCATGACCCCTCCCATGGCGGCACGCCAAGGTCGATCGCGTGGCCGCGGAAGTCACCGAGAGTATCGTCAACGTCGAGAAAAATGGTCATGGCGTTTAGCCCCTTGCTTGATCGTATACTATTCCGGTTTCGAGGTCGTAGTCAACCATCTTCCACTCGCGCCGGTTCTCAACGCGGAGGCCGTAACAATCAGCCCACGCGAGAGCCCCGTAGAACAGACGACGGGTGTATTTGAACTTCGCACCACTTGCGGTCCATGACAATCCATCATCTATCGGCCAGTCTTCACCAATGCAAAACTTCATAGTGTCGCTGAGATGGTTGAAGTTGTCCTTCACAAAGATACCCAGAGCATCGTATTCGTGGTCGCTCATGACGTTCGTGCTGAATTCATAGTACAGCAACGCGGCCATGAGCAATCTGCGAGCGGCGAGATCGGGGGTCATTTGCGATACCGATGCAGGATGTCAGCTTCAGATTTCAGCGGGAAGCCCGCGGCCCAAGGTGGCAATTGTTCCATGATCTTCTCGAACTCTTTCGCGTCGCCCTTGCTTCGCAGAACTTCGGCGATCAGCTCGTCATGGACGGTCAGGATCGGATGATATTTGCCGGTGCGATGACACTCGACCATGGCGTACGCCATCAGGTCGCGACAGATGCCTTGCACGATGTTCTCGACCAGCGCGCCGCCGTACGTGTGGGTCTTGCCCCACTGCTTAGTCAGGCCGTCAACGGCGTAGTATCGAATCGTCGGCTTGAAGACCGGGTCGCCGTTCCTGTCCTTGAACTTGGTTTCTTCCATCTTCAGGTATGCGAACGGGTACGACAGCATCCGGGCCGAAGGCAGACGGCAGAACAGGAAGTTGCCGACCTTCTTCCAGTGCAGTTTCTTGTTGCAGCACGGAACCCACTGACCGGGCTTCTGAAGCGCAGCGATCGCGGCGTTCTCGACTTCACGCCACGTCTTCTTCACCTCGTCATACTTGCCGCGATAGCGATCGACGATGTACTTCGCCATGATCAGCGGGGGCAAAGTCTCTTCGCTGATGAAGTAGCCGGGCGCGTAGATCGCCGCCTGTTTGGGATCACGGAACAGCTCTTCCAGTTCCGCCCAGTCAGCCTCCGGCACGAGGGCTCGCGCCATCTCTTCGGTGAAGAAGATTTTGTACTTCGCACACGTCTCAAGGAACTTCACCGCGCCCATGCCGTAGCCAAGACCGAGGATCGCCTGCTTGCCTAGCTGGCGTTCTTTCTCGTCGGCCTTCGTGAGATGGCGGCGATAAATCTCCATGGCGATGTCGAGATAGATGTCCTTGCCGCTCGCGAAGATGTCGAGGGCGATCTGGCAGTCCGCCAGCCACATGACGCCGCGCGCTTCGACAGCCGCGTAGTCGCCGACGGCCAGCTCGTATCCCATACGCGGAATGATCAGGCCGCGGATAACATCCGACAGAAAGTTGATCGGCATGTCGGACAAGCGCATCAGCTCATCCACGGACATCAGTTTGATGTCGGCGGCGAGCTTGTCCATGTCCAGCTTGCCCTTGGCGGTACGATAGTTCTCGTGCGGCTTGCCGGGACGTTTGAGGTTGTGGAGCTGTAGACCCTTGCCGGACCAGCGCCCGGTTTGGGCTCCCCAGTACATGAGGTTCGAGCGGGCGAGATGATCCTCAAGACAACGGGCGACGGCCTTCTTGTACTTGGACGTGGTCGTGCGGTTGATATCCCGCACCAGCTCGACCACGCGACGCACGTGTGAGCTGATCTCCGGGTCTTCAAGCACCTTGTCCAGCGTCTCGCCTTGAAGGTCGTCCAGCTCTTTGTAAGCCAGATCGAGATGCTGTTTTATGCGATCCCGCGCGCCGCCGGTGACCGTCGGGTCTTGCATCAGCTCGCGCAATTCAGTGTTCATCACGTGCTTGGCGTCTTCAGCAAGACGCATAGCCGCTTCGGCAAGTTCCATGTCGATCTTGACGCCGCGTTCGTTCATCTCTTGATCGACGAACCAGATTTCCCATTCGAAGGGTATCAGGTCGGGCAGCTCTTTCGAGACATCGTATTCCGCCCGCACGTCCTGCTTGTTATATTCGGCGCAACGCAGGAACGTGGCCGTGTCACCGGGCCATCGGCGGGGATTGTCCTTGGTGGGATCACGGGGCTTGTAGAGCGACTTCAGCGCGTTGCTGCCCTCGCCCACGTCTTTCTGATGTTTGACGCTCAGAACCTTCGCCAATCGCTCCAGATCGCGCGGTAGTGCGTATGCCGCGCCTTTAGCTGCGGAGCATCGCCACTGACGGATAGGTATCTGGGGCCAGCCCCATTTGCGTACGCAGATGCACGTCCACACAGCACGCTCGAACTCAGCGTTGTGTGCTTCGAAGATCAGGCCATCAGCGATCGCCTTGACCAGAGACGGCGGACAGACCGGAAGGCCGGTCAGTTCATCCAGATCAGGCTTGGGCACCTCAATGGCGGGCACGAGAACGCGCGGCTGGCCTTTGCGTTCGCCGACCTTGTACGGCTCCCCCAGCACCGCCGGTTGAGCGACGGTTGGTCCCCAGAAGATGTCGGGATTTTCGATGGCGTCGCCGATGGCCCACGCCAGCATCATCACCTCCGTAGAGGGATCGCCAGCGTAGCGCCAAGCGCCGACATCGATACCGACTTCAGATCGGGTTTCGAAGTCTAGGGTTACGTGCTTAGACAAGGCCGTCCAGACCGTCGATCGCCGTCTCGTAGGTTTCGAGAATTGCGTCCGCTTCTTCCCGCTCTTGGCGGTCCATGCGGCGGCGACGGATCACAGCGCGAAGCGCCTTCGTGTCATAGCCCATCGACTTCGCTTCGGCGTAGATGTCTTTCTGCGCGCCCTTGTGCTCGTCGATGTCCTCTTGGACGCGTTCGATCCGGGCAACCATATTGCGGAGCGCCTTCTTGGCGTTGTCGCCGAGGTTCGTGGCGACCGCATCGACGTTGATTTCGTCTTCCATCAGACCAGTCCTTCAAGTGAAACTTCAGGCGCATAGACGCGCACTTCGATGGTCGCCATCATACCCGTGATCATCTTCAGGTCAAGCGAATACTCGCTGCGACCGATGGCGTATGCGATCGTCTCGATCACACCGTCCATAGTTGTTTCATGGGCGAGGAAGATGACTGTGTCTCCGGCGCGCGACGTATCGTGGACGACCAAATTCTTGTTGTGCCAGAGAAGGTCGCCGACGATGATCTTGTGCAGATCATCGCGTAGCTGGGTCAGTTCGTTCTTCGCGTGTTTCAACGGTTGTCACCTGATCCGCTCAGCGTGCCCTTGGCTTTCCGGGCAGCGAGCTTTTTGATGTTGATCTCCATAGCCATCTGGAGCGAGAAGCTGAGATCGTTGCTGATGAACATCAGCGATTCGATCGCCTCGTGCATGTGGCGGATGATCTTGCCGCGGCGATCGGCGGTAAGTGTCAGGCTCGATACGGAGCCGTTGCCCGCGTCGCCGACGCGGAGTTGACCGGGCACGAAGTCGAGAGGCATCCCGTAGCCGTCGTCGCGCATCGCCTTGCCGAGTTGTTCGGCGATCTGGCCGACGATCGCGTTGAGCTTCAGCGCTTCCCTGTCGATGTTGCCGGTGCCTTTGACAACGATCACAGGCTCCCTGCCGAAGATCGAATAGAGATCGGTTTCGAGTTCGTCGGCCATGGCGGCGAGATACCACATCACGTCGCCGATTTCCTTGACGATGAGTTCGACCCTGCCGGGGCGAAGGCCGAAGTGGCGGGGCTCGTAGTTCTCCGTCATGAATGCAGTGTGGACGTGGTCAGCAAGCTCACCTGCTTCGCCGTTCATCTTGAGGGCACAGTACATCATGCCATGGGGGCTCATTCGCCCCGGATAGATCGCGGTGCCACTGGCCTCGCGCTGATAGGCGTTCAAATTCATTGGACTGGTCCTCCTACAAAAAGGGCCGCTCGTGAGAGCGGCCCTTTCCATCTGGCACCAAGCCCCAGCGGGCTACGACCCTACAGTCGCTATTCCTAGAACAGACCGCCGCCGCCTTCGTTCGCGGCTTCATCGAAGCCGAGTTCCGAGGCGTCGAGGCCAGCGCCGCCGGAGAACGCTTTCGAAGCGTCCTCGGTGCCGCCGCCGAGACGTTCGCCGTCGCGGATGAAGGCGAGAGAGCGAAGGCCGAAGCTGACACCCTTGTTGCCTTTGGCTTCATAGGCGAAGCAGTTCAGCTTGGCTTGGACTTGCGCGCCGCTGTAGAACAGCGAATTGTCGTCCACGTCGATCACAGTGGCAACGCCGTTCTGGACGACGTACTTGCCCAGCGTCGGTTTCTGTTCCGTGGAAGCACGGAAGAAAATCTTGCCGGGTTCGAAGCCTTTGTGTTTCGACAGGTCCGCAGCGTCGCGGAACGGCCACTTGTAGTTCCCCTTCGGATTGCCGCTGGCGTCGAGGCATTCCGGGCCGAACTTCGCCACGAGGGTTTTCTTGGCGACATCCTTCATGGCGGCGAGCCGCTTCTGGTCGGAGGCCGACAGCTTCTTCGGGTCGAAGATGAAGGTGGAGCTGAACTTCATCACACCGTTGTCGTCAGGGCGGGCCTTATCGACGTTGATGAAAGAAGCGGTCACGATGGGGGACGTGACGATTTCGTTGACAGGTTTGGTAGACATAGTTTGTGCCTTCCTTGGCAGAGATGTTCGCTGAACGACATTGGACAGCGATAAGTAGTTCTTACTCGTCTTCTTCGGAGATAGCAAGTGCGGCATTATAGGCCGTCAGGGATGGCATCCGTCCATCCTTGAATGCTTTGCGCCAGTAGTCAGGCACGTTCGAGTGGTCGCCAGACTGCTTCGCCATGATCAGTTTGCGCGCCGCGGCTCGCACCTGCTCAGGTTCATATGCAGCGGCTTCGCACGTCGCTTCGAATTCTTCCTTGTACTTCTTGTCGTAGAACCACAAGCGCGCTTCCGTCACGCACTTATGCTTGTCTTTCGCCTTCATGCCAGCGCCGACGAACCCCAGAGCGTCGCACAACATACGGAAGACTTTCGCTTTCCATAGCTGCGCCTCTGGCGATTGATCGTCATAGTCATTCGAGTTCGCTGGCATCCAGTTCGTCGCCTTCGAAAGCGTCCGATGCGGTGGCCTTCGCGGCTTCGCGCTTGTCGGTAGATTTGACGAGCACAAGAGCACCATCCGGACGCTCGGTCAACCCCTTGACGAGCTTCGCGGCTTCCGGGCTCATCTCTTCAATGTCCGTGAAGCTCTTCAGCTTGCGCGGCTGGTAGAGAACTTCCTCGTCGTCGAAGAACATGCCAAGCGTTTCCGCGATCTCATTCTGGTCACCAGCCCAGCAGCGCTTGGTCGCCTGACGCACCAGCTTGTAGTCCGGCAATGCCGTACCTTGGCTGACCATGTTGAACGCCTGAAGTCGCACAGCCTTCGCGAATTGCTCGATCAGGTCGGCGGCATTCAAGAGGCGCTTCAGCGTCTCGGGGTCTTGCTTCAATGCAACCAGCTTCGCCATCTCGTTGGCCTTCGTTTTCGTCCACTCGTTGATCAGCTTGGCCGACGGAGAACCTTTGTTCGCGCCGGACTTGGTGACCATGTCCTTCGTGGCTTCAGCCGCGAGATCGCCCAGCTCTTCAATGGACAGGCCATCGTCAGCGAAGCCAGCGGCCATCGCCCGTTGCGCTTCCTGACGGAAGGCGGGGCACACAGTCTTGGCCTTGCAGAAGCCGCACCAGTCGCCGACAGCGAATGCATCGGCGGGGTACGCTGCATCGACGCCAGCGGCTTTGGCCGCGTCAGCGATGGCGTTCATCGCATCGACTCGGGTCGCAGCGTCTTTCAGCTCAGCGACAAAATCTTCGATCAGTGCAGTCGGGTCAATCTTCCACGGGCGCACCGGCCCGTCGGCGTGGAACGCACGCGGCTGGCCGACGAACAGCTCGATCTCTTCCGGCATCAGGTCTTCATCGAACCAGCCGATAATGTCATCCCAGCAAACCTCGATCAGCTTGCCGAGGGCGTAATACTTGAGCTGCGGATTGTCCTCAACTTCCACGACCTTTCCACGGCCATGTTTGTAATCGAACACGCCGAGATAGACCTTCGGCACGAATACCGAGGTGTCGTTGGTGCCGAACATATCATCGCGGCCCAGCGCCTTGGCGAGCGAGAAGCCCGTCTCGACGCCGACTTGGACGGTGTGGCCCAACAGCTCCAGCTCGAAAATCTTGTTGTTGATCGCGTCGAGATAAACCTGTACGGCCTTCGCCATCTCTTCGGTGACTTCGAATTCGAGACGCGTGCGCTTCTTGGGCTTCGCGTACAGCGGCTCATCCTTGTGCGCCTCCGATCCGTCGCCCCACATGCCGATGAAGGCAGACGCGGGCTTATCGGCCTTCGTGGCTTCTTCGCAGACCATGTGCGCAACGGTGCCTTCGGCAGCGTACGTCGATGTGGTGTTCGGGAACGGCGCGGATAGCGGGACCGATGCCGGGCACTTCATCCAGCGCTCGGACGACGATGCGCCAAGGATTGCGTGTACGGTCATACTACGATCTCCACGGACCAGCCTCGGTTCTCGATAAAAGAAATAACCTCGTCACGGGTGTCCCACAATTTTTCCCCGGTGATCAGCCATTCACGGCCATTGTCATCCCTGAAGACCTTCCATTGTCCATCAGTTCTCTCGACAATGTCGATGAGAATTCGTTTGCCTGATGGACTCGTGATGACAGCGGTGCAATCCGGAGGGGACGTATCCATTACGCGATCCTCGCCGACTGCCAGCCCTTCGTTTCATGCAGCACGCGCACGGTCCTGCCGAATTTCTCGGTCGGGCGTTTCATGCGCCGCATCTGCGCCTTGAGCTGGTGGAAGTGCTTGCGCACGTTGGCGCGCGACTGGAGGAAGCCGACCGGGTTTGCTTCAGTCTGGCCGAAGAAACGGGTGGGGCGGATGCCCGACGGGCCGGGAACCTTGACGTGGTCTTTGTGCTTACGCATGAGAATTTCCTTGGCAGGCGCGGTTACACTACGGGAACCATTCCCGTAGTGTAACGGAGCGCAACAGATAGAGTTAGCTGATGACCATCAGCGCCGTGAGCTTCGCAAGAGCCGCGCCGTATTGGGCGGGGCTCAGCTCGCTCCACTTCTTGACACCGAATTCGGCAGCGACGGCCTTCACTTCGGCGATCTTGCCAGCGGCGACGGCGTTGGCACCGGCGGCGCGGAGATCGGCCTCGGTGATCTCAGCCGACGGCTTGTGGGCGGGGGCTTCAGCCGGAGCGGGAGCCGGGGCTTCAGCCGGAGCGGGCGTTTCAGCGGGCGCTGAAACCGGGGCATCCGGTGCATCGCCGCCGAGGGACGCCTTGAACGACTGCGGATCGCCATAGACGGTCTGCGCGCGGAAAGCTTCCGCTTCCTCGATCGTCAGGCCAGCGGCGTTCTCTTCCTTCGTGCGACGGATGCGCTTGGCATCGGACGAGCCGCCGCCCGCACCTTGGGCGCTGACCGTGATGGTTTCCGGAACTTCGCCGACGAACTTCTTGGTAATCTCAGGAACCGACGGCGGCGAATAGGTGTTAACCACTGCGGGCGCACCGGCGATGGCGGCACCAGCGAGAAGGGCGGCGAGGTTGCCGCCGGAGATCGTGATGTTGAATTCGGCTGATGGTTGTGAAGAGCCGAGTACGGCGAGAGCGGAAGCAAGCTCCGGCCCGGCGGTGGAAATGTGAAGGGTGTTCATGAGGGCGTTGATCCTTTTTCTGAAGCGCTCGAACGTGTCATGCCAGAGACGTGCCACGGGGTCAACAACTTTTTTGTGGTTGACTTGGTCCGTACCCGGACGTATGAAGGCGATCGACCAAAGCGCGAGAACACATGACCCAACCCGTCCCCAATGCGAAGTGGCTCCGACAATATCAGCCACTCGGGAACCGACTTATTCCTCTCTGTGATTATCGTGCGCTGTCCAAACAGGGCAAGCCTCTTGGTAAGACGCCATCCGTAAAGGACTGGACTAAGGACACATTCGAACACGCCAATATGGTTAAGTGGATGGAGGATGGCAATAACGTCGGCTTCCGTCTAGGCGACGGCTGGGGCGTTCTCGATTACGACCCAAGGCGCGATCCAGTCATTATGAAGTTGAAGCAAGAGAACGTCCACGATGATGTTCTCAGACTGCGTGAAACCGTCGGGCAGCGGAGCATCGACAGGCTTCTTGCTGACGTTGGTATTCAGCACGGCCAATACGCATTCGTCGAGACGGGCGGGCGCGGCCTGCACATCTACCTGAAAATCCCGGTGGGGTTCCGCGGGCGCGAACAGCTCAAGGAATATCCGGGCGTCGAATTCAAGCACAGCAACCGCCGCTACGTCGTCGCCATGGGGTCAATCCATCCCGGCGATGAGAAGGAAGGCATTGCGCCGGGCAACTATTACAAGCCGGGCGACCAGTCGTTCGCGCTTATGAACACGATCTCATCGCCGCCGAAGCTCACGGAGCTTTTCAGCCACATCGATCCACCAGATTACGTCAAGCAAGCAGGAGAAGAGAGCTTTGGTCGGTTTTCGTCTTTCCAGCTTGCCGACACGCTCGCGTTGATTCCGCCGGAGACATTCCGGTCGGGGTCAGACCCATCATGGGAACAGTTCATGATGGCGTGCCACTGGATGACAGGCGGCACGGGGCGTGAAGAATTCACTGACTGGTCCATCAGCGACCCGATGTACTCGGACCAAGATGAGATCATCCGCAGGCGTTGGGACAGTCTCACGCCGAAGGTGGACAGCCTGAAGACCGGGCTTGTCTTCAAGGTGCTCGCCCAGCTCAACATACCGCGCAGCAAATGGCCGACGGAAAGCGCGAGCGTCATGTTCGCGTCCGATCTGGACGACTTTTCGGCGCAAGAGCTTGAGGGCGAGATCATGCCCGAAAGCGCTGAAGCCAAGATCGTCAAGGCGATGAACGATGAGCACGCTCTCGTCATGATGACGACCGAACCCTTCTACATGGGCAACACCTATCACACGCTGTCCGGCACCGTTATTCCGGTGTTCCGCAAGCGCAGCGCCATGGTGGAGATATACGCGAACAAATCGCTGATAACCTCTGTCGCACAAGCGGGCGGTGAGAAGAAGATGGAGATGACCCACTTCGATTTCTGGCGTCGCCACCCCCAGCGCCGTCAATACATGGGCGTCGATTTCGCACCGGGCAGCGATCCGGAATTCATGACGCCCACTGGCATGTACTATAACACATGGCGCGGCTGGCCGTTCGATCCGGAGTTCCGCGGCAACGGAAACTGGGACAGGCTGAAAGAGATATTTTTCGAGAACATCTGCGACCGCGACAGAGAGATGTTCGACTACGTCATGAAGTGGATGGCGTACTCCGTCCAGCATCCGGCGGGCGCGCAGCGCGTGGCGTTCGTCATGCAGGGCGACAAAGGTCTTGGCAAGTCGATGTTCGCGAACGCATGGCGCGATATGTTCGGCAAGCACGGCCTGACGACCGATGAGAAGGACGACGTGTTCGGTCGCTTCAACAACCAGATGTCATCGACGCTCGCGCTCTTCCTTGACGAAGCCCTGTTCGCCGGTGACAAATCCATCGACGGCAAGGTCAAGCAGCGTATCAACTCTCCGACGATCCGCGTCGAAGAGAAGTACATGCCCCAAGTCAATATCAAGAACCATCTGAAGTTCATGATCGCGTCCAACGATCAGCACGTGGTCGCGGCAACGCAGGGCGAGCGCCGTTACGTCGTGACGGATGCCAAGATGAACATCCGCAAGCCGAATGCGATCTATGAGAAGGCGCATGAAGACCTGTACGGCACGCGCCAGCGCCCGCACACCGACGGCATTCAGGCGATGTTCTATGACCTGATGCACCATGAGATCGGCGACTTCGAACCGGAGCGCGATCGCGTCACCTCGTCGGCGCTTCGCCGCCAAGTCCGTATCGAGTACGGCGACCGGGCCGAATGGTGGATCGAACGCATCGTCAACGAATCGATGCCGATGATGTTTGACCCCTCACCGACATACCGGGCGACTAAGGGCGTTGTAGCTAACTGGCATAAGCGACCGATTGCAGTGCCCGTCACTGCATTGCGTGAATCCATGAAGCTGTTTATGGGTGATCGGCTCAAGGGCGAACTACTGTTCGACTTCAAGGCGCGCTTCCTGACCGCCATCCAGTTCATGCTCCCGGAGACGACGGAGAGCAAGCGTCGGATGAAGCTCCCGGAAGGGATCGACTTCATGGGCGTCGATGCCGCAGAGAACGGGATGGCCGAATGCATCGTTCTGCCGCCGCTCCCCGTGTGCCGGGCGCACGTCGAAAACCTGTTTGGCAATCTCACCGGCGAAGTGATGCAGGATTTCGAGGCCGATGATCGATATGGTGTGGATGACATCGGCGACGATCTGGATGGTCTTGTCTGAACTTGACTTCTTTGGTTAACTATGGCTACTGATAGGGGTGTAGAGGTCACACCCCCATGGCAGTTCAAATTCGTGTATCCAAAGATGGACAGTTCGTCGGCGAGTCCATCAAGGGCGCACCGGCGATCGACGAGGATGTTACCCCGGCAACGAGCCCTTCGTGGAGCGCGGCTTTTCCCGTTTTGACCAACTCCGGCCAAGAGCGGCTGGTTGAGTTCATCGTCGATGAAGACGTTGAAATTGCTGTAGTTCGTGGCAACCGCAGCGTCAACACCGTCACCCCTATTCGTTTGATCCTGCCCGTCGCGGGTACGATGATTCACACTTTGCTGCTCAGCCTGCCGGGCGAGACGACAACGTGGAACTTCTATTTCAGGACACCATAATACATGACAACGAAGTTTTATCCCGATCCTGTATCGACTGGCGTTCTCCCTAACTCGATCACCAACAACGATCTGGTTCAGGTTCCCGCCCTGACGGTTAAGGGTAACCAGACGAACGCGACCGCCGATGTCAACGACATCGCAGCGTCCACGAACGATCGCCTGTTCGCGCGCGTCTCGGACGTTCTGGCGTTTACCCAGCTCACCAACGGCATGGTCGCGACCAACACCATTGGCCTCGACAAGCTGGCTGACGCCGCTGCGGTGTCCGTCCTTGGCCGTTCGGCTGGCACCGGCGGTGCTCGCGCCGACATCACGGCAAGCGCCAACGGACAGTTCCTTGGCCGCTCGGGCGGTACTCTGTCCTTCCAAGCCATCACCGGCGCTCTCGTCTCGAACACTCCGGCGGGCAACCTCATCGCGACTGACGCACAAGGCGCGATCAACGAACTTGATTCCGAGAAGGCCGGGCTCACGCTCGCCAACACCTTCACCCAAGACAACACGTTCAACGGGTACGTCTCCGCTGCGTCGCTCCGCATCGGCGCGAACGAAGTCGTTGACGCGAACCGTATCTTCCGTCCGCGCTCTTATACCATCTCGACTGTCCCCAGCGTCACCGCGACGGGCCTCATCCACGTCTCCGATCTCGGCGGCGGTGGTGCCACGCTTCAGTCGAACGGCTCCGAGTGGAACCGTGTCAAGGAAGAAGGCACGATCAACGTCACTGTCGATGCCAACCTCACTTTCACGTGGGATCGCCTGACCGACGCTCCGGTGACCCGTGCTAACGTCGCTCTTACCGCTGACCGCACTGTCACGCTCTCCACGACTGGATGCGCCAACGGTGACCGCGCCGCGTTCGTGCGTTCTGCCGCAGCGACCGGCGCGTTCAACTGGAACATCGCGGGCAACACCACGACGGCTCTGGCCGCGGCTCTGGACTGGGTCGTGTACGAGTTCGACGGCACGCAATGGAACATGATCCAGAAGTTCAGCGCGGGCGGCGGTGGCGGCGGCACGTACACCGCTGGCGCTGGCCTCGACCTCGTTGCGGATGAGTTCTCTATCGAGACTGGCGGCGTTGTCGAAGGTATGCTCGCCAACGATGCGGTCACGTTCGCGAAGATGCAGAACATCGCGACCGACCGACTGATTGGCCGCGATACGGCTGGCACGGGTGATCCGGAAGTGATCACTGTTGGTGGTGGCCTCGAATTCACCGGCTCTGGTGGCATCCAGACTTCAGCCTTCACGGGCGATGTCACGAAGTCCGCTGGGGGCACGGCCCTCACGATCGGCAACGATGCCGTCAGCTTCGCGAAGATGCAGAACATCGCCAGCGATCGTCTGATCGGTCGCGACACCGCCTCGACCGGCGATCCCGAAGAGATCACTGTCGGTGGCGGTATCGAGTTCACGACGACTGGCGGCATCCAGACTTCGGCCCATACGGGCGATGTCACGAAAGCCGCTGGCGGCACTGCGACTACGATCGCCGCCAACGCCGTGTCGGATGCCAAGTTCCGCCAGAGTGCGGCGCTGTCCGTCGTTGGCCGTTCGGCCAACTCTACCGGCAACGTCGCTGATATCGCAGCGGGCGCAAACGATCGTCTTCTGACGCGCGTCGCGGACGTTCTCGCCTTCACGCAGATCACCAATGGCATGATCCCTGTCAACACCGTTGGCGTTGACAAGCTCGCTGTGTCCGCTACGGACCGCCTCGTTGGCCGTGATACGGCTTCCGCTGGCGCAGGCGAAGAGATCACTGTCGGCGGTGGCCTCGAATTCACCGGCTCTGGCGGTATCCAGACGACGGCCTTCACGGGCGATGTCACCAAGACCGCGGGTGGCACTGCGCTGACGATCGCTAACGACGCGGTGTCGTTCGCGAAGATGCAGAACATCGCTACTGACCGACTGATTGGCCGTGACACGGCATCGACGGGCGACCCCGAAGAGATCACTGTCGGTGGTGGTATCGAGTTCACGACGACTGGCGGCATCCAGACTTCGGCCCATACGGGCGATGTCACGAAAGCCGCTGGCGGCACTGCGACCACGATCGCCAACGACGCGGTGACGAACGCGAAAGCCGCCAACATGGCCGCGCGTACCGTCAAGGTCAACGCGACCAACGCTTCTGCCGACCCGCAAGACCTTCAGGGCACGACGGCTCTCCACGTTCTGCGCGTCAACGCCGCTGGTGATGGACTTGAATTCGGTGCTGTGACCAGCGGAACGACTTACACGGCTGGCGCGGGCCTCGACCTTGTCGCCGATGAATTTTCTATCGAGGCGGGCGGCGTGGTTACGACCATGCTCGCCAACGACAACGTCACGTTCGCGAAGATGCAGAACATCGCCAGCGATCGCCTGATTGGCCGTGACACTGCATCGACGGGCGATCCGGAAGAGATCACTGTCGGTGGCGGTATCGAGTTCACGACGACTGGAGGCATCCAGACTTCGGCCTTCACCGGCGATGTCACCAAGACCGCTGGCGGAACGGCCCAGACGATTGCCAACAACGCCGTCTCCGACGCGAAGTTCCGCCAAAGTGCGGGCGTGTCCGTCGTCGGTCGTTCTGCCAACTCTACCGGCAACGTCGCGGATATTACCGCTGCGGCCAACGATCGTATCCTGACGCGCGTCTCTGACGTTCTTGCGTTCACTCAGCTCTCGGACGGGATGGTGCCGACCAACACCATCAGCGCGACTAAGATGGCCCTGACCGCGACTGACCGTCTTATCGGTCGCGACACCGCTTCCGGCGGTGCGGGCGAAGAGATCACGGTCGGTGGTGGCCTTGTGTTCACCGGCACCGGCGGTATTCAGACGACGGCCTTTACCGGCGATGTCACCAAGACGCTTGGGGGCACGGCCCTCACGATCGCGAACAACGCTGTCACCGACGGCAAGTTCCGCCAGAGCGCGGCCACGTCTGTCGTTGGACGTTCGGCTGGCACGACTGGCGACGTTGCGGATATCGCCGCGGCGACCAACGGTCACTTCCTCGGTCGCTCGGGCGGCACGCTGTCGTTCCAAGCAATCACCGGCGCGCTCGTCACCAACGTCGCAGCGGGCAACATCGTCGCGACCACTGTGCAGGATGCGATCAACGAGCTGGATGGCGACAAGGCCGGGCTCACCCTCGCTAACATTTTCACTATCGGTCAATTTATTCGCACGACTACGGCTGTTGCGCTCAACTTGGATGGCGACGGGGCCTCTCCCGCAATCCGTCAAACCCGTTATGGTGCGGTAAGCGGCGCTTCGAACTTCGACCAGCGTAAGGCGCGCGGTTCGTTCGCCTCACCGACGGCGGTGCTTACCAACGACATCCTCTCGCAGAACATTTCGTCAGGGTACGGCGGAACGACGTTTCAACAGGCGTTTGTAGCGGCAGTTACGGTCATCGAGACTACTCCGTCCGACACGGCGATGGGCTCGCGATGGACGGGCGAACTTTCGGCTATTGGTAGCGTCACGCCGACCGAGATTTTCAGGTGGGAAGTCGCTACCGGCTTCTCAATGTACGGTGCCAACCCCGTTATCGACAACAACCGTATCTTCCGTCCGCGGTCCTACACCGTCTCGACGCTCCCGACTGTCACCACGACGGGTATCATCCACTGCTCCGATCTCGGCGGCGGTGCCGGTACGCTCATCTCGGACGGCACGGGCTGGACGCGTGAAGACACCACTGGCACGATCACGATCGCGACCGACGCCGGACACACCTTCACGTGGGATCGCCTAACGGACGCTCCGGTCACGCGCGGCAACGCTACGCTGACTGCGAACCGCACTGTTACGCTGTCCGGAACCGGATGCCGCAACGGCGACCGCGCCATGTTCGTCCGACTCGGTGGCGGTGCGTTCAACTGGAGCATCGCGGGCGGCACGACCTTCGACCTGACCGCCGCGAACCAGTTCTGCACGTTCGAGCACGACGGCACGTCTTGGAACATCATCGACGCGGGCAACATCTCCATCTCTGGCGGTAGCTCTGGCGTGGCCGTGGAAGAAGAAGGCGGTGCCGTCGCCACGGCGACCACTTTGAATTTCATCGGCTCCGGCGTTACCGCTACCAACGCAGGCGGCGGACAGGTGGATGTCACTATCTCTGCGGGCGGTGGTGTGGACGTGGAAGACGAGGGCGCTGTCGCTCTCGCCGCGGCCACTACCTTGAATTTCGTCGGTGCTGGTGTTACTGCTACGAACGCTGGCGGCGGACAGGTGGATGTCACCATTCCGGGGAACTCCGGACCTTCTCTTGGTCTGTATCTCGGTATCCGTAGCTCAATGTACTTTTAAGGAAACGCAACCATGGTCGCCAACGTCGAACCGATTTTCACCCACATCCCGAACATCGGGATCGCGGACGCATGTACCGCCGCCAACACGACGAAAGACCTCACGTCGGGCACGAGCTATCTCGCGTTCACGGCGGGCGCAGACGGGGCGTTCCTTCAGAAGCTCACCATCAGGCCGAAGGGTACGAACGCGGTCACGGTTATGCGCGTGTTCCTCAACAACGGCGGTGCGACGACTACGGCCACGAACAACGTGCTGTTTGCAGAACTCAGCTTGCCCGCCACGACCAACGTCGAAAACGCTTCGATCGTGGGCTACGAGTTGCCGATGAACATCGCTCTCCCGGCTGGCTGGCGCGTCTACGTCACGCTCGGCTCGGTCGTCGTCGGTGGCTACGCAGTGTCGGGTGTCGGTGGAGACTACTAATGCTCTCCAACACACTAAACATCCGTAACGAGAAGCGGACGTTCAAGTTCTTCTCTCGCGGGGTGGACTACCAACCGTATAGTCCGTCGCCGGAAGCCGTCGCTATTCAGATTTTCGCAGTCGGAGCTGGCGGCGGCGGCGGACGAGGCTTCACGGGCATCGCGGGCGCGGCTCGCGGTGGTGGCGGCGGGGGCGGCGGGGGTGGTATCCTCCGGGCTGTCCTGCCGACGTTCCTGCTCCCCGATACAATCTTCCTGAAGCCGGGCATAGGCGGTGCGACTACCGTCGCAGGTAGCGCCTCCGTCATCAGCCTTCGCCCCATCGACGCAACGGCCAACAATATCTATACGGTCGGCGGTGGCGGTGCAGGCGGTACTGGTACGGGCGCTGCGGCGGGCTCTGCGGGCTCCGCAGGCGTCATCGGTACCAACGGCATATTCTCGGACCTCGGTGTGTTCCTGTCGATCGCTGGCCTCGCTGGCGTGGCAGGCGGCGGTGTTGCTGCTGCCGGTGTCAGCATCACACCGACGCGTATCGTCTCGGGCGGCGCGGGCGGCGCGGGCTGTACCGGCGCGGACCTCGCGGGTGGCAACATCACCGCATCGGGCTTCTTCCCCCTTATCTCCGGTGGGGGCGTCTCTGGCGGCGAAGGCTTCAGCGGTATCACGTCTTGGAAACCATTCTTCGCATCGGGCGGGTCGGGTGCTGGTTCGTTCAACGCTGGCCCCGGTGGGCGTGGTGGCCCCGGCGGCATAGGTTCCGGTGGCGGTGGCGGCGGCGCGGGCACAACCGGCGGCGACGGCGGACGTGGCGGCGACGGCATCATCTTCATCACCGAACTCTTCTAATCGACGGGAGACAGTAATGTTCTACGATCCGTCGAACATGCGCCAAACCAAGCGCACGTTTAAGTTCGTCTCTCGCGGTGTGGACTGGCAGGCGTTCCTTCCCTCGCCGGAAGCCGTCGCGCTTGAAATCTTCATGGTCGGTGGCGGCGGCGGTGGCGGCAATGGCTTCTCACGGGGCGCGGGCGCTCCGGGCGGTGGTGGCGGCGGCGGTGGTAGCGGCGGTATCTTCCGGGCTGTAATCCCGACCATTCTTCTGCCAGATACGATCTTCCTGAAACCGGGCATAGGTGGCGCTGCTGTCACTGCGGGTAGCGCCTCCATCATCGGTCTGCGCGCGGCTGACTCCACTACTTCCAACATATACACGGTGGGTGGAGGTTCTAATGGTGGTACGGGCACGGCAGCGGCAGCGGGCACTCTAGGCAACGGGGGCGCGGTCGGCACCAGTGGCCTGTTCTCTGACTACGCTGACTTCCTCGCGATCGCTGGTCAGGCTGGCGTAGCCGGGGGCGCGCAGACTGGTGCAGTGGGAGCCAGCGTGACACCGTCGCGTATCGTGACGGGCGGCGCTGGCGGTGCTGGTTGCACCACAACCGACTTCGCGGGTGGCAACATCACCGCGACCGGGCTTATCCCCCTAGTGTCGGGCGCTGCGGGCGGCACTGGCGAATCGGGCAGCAACGGCCTTTCGAACTTCAAACCCTTCCTGTCCTGCGGCGGTGCGGGCGGTGGCTCGCGCAACACCTTCAGCGCTGGCGCGGGTGGTCAAGGTGGCCCCGGCTCTGGCGGCGGTGGCGGTGGTGCGGGTGTCACCGGCGGCGCGGGTGGACGTGGCGGCGACGGCGTGATATTCATAACTGAAATCTTCTAAGGGAAGGAACCCCCATGGCCTTTACTGAAACGACCCACTCGACGACGTTCTACGCCCAGATGTACGATCCGGCCAAACCGGAGCGTGGCTTCGGCGCGTTCGTCAATCGCGTCACGGTCAAGGAATACGAGGATGGCACTCGCGTCGTCGAGCCGGAAGTCCAGAAGGACATGGCCGTCGCCGTGAAAGAGGGTATCACCCTCCCGTCGGTGCTGGCCGAATTCAACATGATCTCCGCGGCGCGCGTCGTGGAGCTGGAAGCGATCGTCAAGGTTGAAGATGACGAGAAAGCCGCTCTCAAGTCTCAGGTTGAGCGTATGACCGCCCAGATCGTCGAGCTGCGCGAAGTCCTGATCGAGACGGCGCAGGCATTGCGCGACGCCACGAACGGTGCTGAAGTCGCTCGGGTGGACGCCTCCCTGATGTCCAGCGCAGACGCGATCGCCACGGTTGATGCGATCAAGGCCGACAACAACAAGTCGATCTGGAACCCGCTTAGCTGGTTCCGTTGATACAAACCCTCGGTACTTGGCCGTAAGTACCGAGGAATCACTTCTTCAGCTTGACCCAACGGACCTTGCCGCCGGTCTTGGTGTCGTACTTGCACGCGATCCGAACGGCCTGTTGGGGTGTCGCCCCCATTTCGAGCGCGCCCAGCGCCACGTCAGCGCCCGTGCCAGCGACAAAGAAGTCACCCTCGACGACGTGATAGCCAAACAGATCGTGGAACTCGACGTTACCGTCCGGCCTGACGAGGATCGCTTGCGCCTCGCGCCCTTCGACGCCGAAACCGGGGCGGTCCCCATATTCCTCATCGTTCATGAACCAGTCAACGATCCGGGTCGCTAGGGAGGCCGTCCCAGCCACGCCTATGAGCGCGCCGTCCTTGGCACGTCGGAATACCTTCCGCATCGACATCTCTCTTGTAGTGCCATAGGTGAGCTGGGAATCGCCCGCCATCACCCCATGCTTCCGAGAGAAGACAATCGTGGTCATATCAACCCGTCCAATTCATCATCAGGCGTTAAATCTGCAATGATGCAATCGTGCTTGTCATCGACGATTTGGTCAAGATCGACGGGGGTGTCATCCCCCAGATCGTCCTGTTCGATGGGGGTACTATCCCCTTTCTTGGAACGCCTTTTCGACTGGGTGCCATGCCCCGTATCTATGAGCCCGGCCCGTGTGTCATTTATGTCGCCGACGTAGGTGTCGATCGTCTTGCCGCCGCGTTTGCTGTCAAGGTACTTTCGCACCTTGGCCTGAATTTCCTTGGAGGGGCACCGGATGGTGAGGATGTCGGAGCCGCCGTATTCCTTCACGGCTTGGTCGCAAACTTCCCTGATCTGTTCGTCGGTCGAAAGCCAGTTGTCCGCCATGTGCATCTCGATTGCATGAATTCGCGATTTCGAGGCTTATCAGACTGTCAGATAAATGTCCACATTTTTCTGACGGAGTGTTTGCGGCCCAGCTTCGACCTCGCTTTTGGCGCGTCTATGGCCGGGCCGCGTCACACTATCCGGATGTCGCGCTTGGGGCAGGGGTGCCAAGACGGGAGGGACGTGGAATTCGAATTTGGATGAGGCCGCGGAAAAAGTCAATCTTGAAATGCTGGGAGGCCGCGGGGGACTTCAGACTCGGGACGCTGGGAGGCCGCGGGGGACTTCAGACTCGGCCATGGTTTGCATGAAATTTGGATGAAAAATCCGGCGCGGCGTTATGGTTAACGCGAATTAAGGTTAATGAAACGAAACCGCCGTTAGGGTTAATAGCAACGATCGCTGTTAATCTTAACACGTGGCGGTGGTCGCGTTAAGGAATCGCGTTAATCTTAACAGGTCGTACCCTATGTGATGTGGGCCGGGGTAGGGAATTAACCCTAACTCCCGGCCCGGTGTAAAAATCGGCCGATTTGCCATTAACTATCCGCCATTGGACATGGTCGCCTCCATTGCAGCGCCCCAGTCGGGTCGGGGCCGGGGGTGAGATTTTGGATCACCTCCTTTCGTCCGGCATGACGCCGGGATGTCTTCAGCGTTGCACGATCCGGGCCACGCTTCAAGCCCGCCGCCAGTACGGGGAAGGTTTTCGAATTCCGAGCCGCCACGGATCGCGGATCATGGTCCACATGAAAAGCGTCCAGTGATCCGCAAAGCGCCCCCATTGAAAGACTCGGATAGGCTCTAGCCCGGTCCTGCGTCGCCAGTGGGCGAGGGGTTCGCCATGGCGGGCCGGTGGGGAGCCCGGCGGCAGGCGATCTTGCCAGCGACCGCCGTACGCGCGCCGGTTCCGTCTCAGGCTGGCATGGCGGCAGGGCATGTCAATGCTCTCCGTCGGGGTGAAGCTTGCGCAGACGCGCGCGTTGGCGGGAGCGCGATTTGCTCGCCGCCTTCTTCTTTGCGTCCGGAACGATGACCGGGCGAAAGATAGGGAGCGCAAGGTTGCGCGCCGGGACGTTGCGGGGCTTAGGGGGTTCTCTCTTCTTCACGGTCCACCTGTCGGTTGATGATCCGCTTTTCATGCAAGGGCAATGCCGCCCAGTTCCATCCGTGATAATCGACCCAGTCGCCGCGCGTGGTGAGATGTTGCCGGACCTTGATCATGCCGCCACACGCGCCTTGGGAGCGTCCACAAGCCGGTCGCTCTCGACGATGACCAGCGCCGACTTGGCGCGCGTCACAGCGACGTAACACAGGTTGCGTTCCTGCTGCTGCTGCCACGGTTGCGTGGCCCATTTGGACGGGCACAGGGAGCGGTCCAGCCAGAAGACGCGGTCAGCCTCCAGACCCTTCGCCTTGTGGATCGTGCAAAGCGTGGTCGCGTTGCGCACGTCTTCAAACAGCGTCCGGATGATGTCCAGAAGCGCCGGGATGGTCCGCGCGTTTTCGTCCAGCGAGTCGATCAGGCAAAGGATCGCGTCCACCTTGTCGGCGACTGCCGCCGCCTTGGCCGGTTGCTTCGCAGCGGTCGCTTTCTCGACCTCACGGTCGCGGAACGCCGAAAGCTTTTCGACCAGCCGGTCGATGCCTTTCGCGCGCTGCTTTTCGATCAGCTTCACCAGACCCTCGCCGATCTCTTTTCCGAGAATGCGGACCGGCTTGCGCGCCTTCAGCATT